GCTGGCTGCCCACGTCCACCAGTCAACTGCGCTTTTCAGTGGTTCAACGTACTTGAGGTCAGCTATCACCTGCGCAGCTAGGAAGCTGCCCAGTCCGTTAAAGTGCGTCAAGGTTGTGTGTACCTGCGCCAGCGTTGGCGGTGGAATGGTACCTAGCGTTTCATTGCGTATAATTGGCGTGATTTTTTCACGTGCTTTCCAGATCGGTGTCAGTACGAGTTTAGCAATGTACTCAACTTTGTCCATACTAATGCCGTTGGTGCTGACGATGTAAGCAGCGTTGAACACGTTGTTACCGCGTTTCTGTTCAGCGTGCAGTGTTTTGATAAAGTCGCGTTCATTCCATGGTATAGGCCAACTCAGCATTATCAAGCTGTGCGGTAAATTCAGTAGACGCGCTACAATCATAGCAAACCAAAGATCACGTTCCTTGCTATGTGCATCGCGCCAATATTCCGCAATCCAGCGTGTGACCTTGTCCTGTTCGCGGTACACATTACAGAAGCGGTACTGCTGCAAGATAGGGTCCTTAGTCCAGGGCTTAGGTGAGTTTGATTCCTTCTTTACGTAAATCGATTGTCGTTCTCTCATAAAACTGAACAGTTCTCGCGTACGCATTTTCACGGTAGCTGCTCCACTTCCGTTTCAAGGTTATTTGCGGATGGCTTAGGCCATACGGGTGAGCAGTCATTTTTATGGTGTACCCAGCAATGCTCAAATCTGCGTGTAGCTGGCGCGTAGTCACGCAAGGCTTGGCGAAGTGCGCTGTAGTCATCACCTGTAACATCGCGCTCAAAAGTGATAACAATCTGGCGACTACGCGCACGGCGCAAACCAAGCACGACGAACATCGCCACTGCCAACACCATCAGTTGAATCAAGGTGGTCATTTTTTCGCTCCGTAGTTTACTCCATCAATATATTGTGCCAACGCAGCACGTAACTCCTGTTGTTGCGCCGTGGCGATTGAGTTCTTGATTATCGGCTCAAGTTGCCCTGCAATTAAAAACAGTCGCGCACCCGCTGCCAACAGCAGTGTCGTCTTTTCTGCAATCAACTTATTCTGCGCCGCCTTCTTACCAGCGCTGCGCGTAGTCGTAGCGGATTTTTTCTGCAATTCTGTACCTCCCATGTAGTTGTTCTTGGTATTTAATGCGCTGTTGCTGGTCTGCTTGGTTAGCAGGCACCAGCGTACGGAAGAAATGCGACAGGTCTTCATTCACTGCTACGCGCAGCTTCTTCCCGGTAATGCTTGTCTGCGCTTCAAGTGTACTGCCCGTGCACATCCATAATGGCCCTGCACTGGGGTTAAAGTACATTTCGCCGATTTCAAATTCACTGCTTCGCTTCATAGGCTCCTTCAATTTGTTGTTTGCTGGCATATGGTCCGGTTGGATGCTGCACATTGGCAGGGTATGCTCCCGCATGGCAATCACACTGATTACACAGAGGCGACCTGCGATCCTTCTTCAATAATCGACGGCGGTATTCATTCATAATAGGATGGTTCCACAACTCAAGCACCGTGCTGTCGCGCACGTTGCCGAAGTTCAGCGCGCCGTGGTAGTCCTGGCAGCACAACAACGCCTGCCCTTGCCAGTTGATGTTGAAAATACGGAACGGCTTAACGCACATCCGTTCTACAGGCTGTGCCAGCGCGGGCAGGAACTGCGGAATGTTGCCCGCTCGGTTGATCAAGCGGAAAATGCCGCTGCCGAATTCTGCTGGGTTGCTTTTGTCCAGCATATTGACTACCCGCGCATGCGGTGATAGCACAGCATACACATTACCGTTGCGCACAATTTCCGCAGGCAGCGCAGCCAGCCACGGCATGCGCCGTTCAAACAATCCAGGGCTATAGCAGTTGATCAGTAATTGGTTAAGCCCTGCATTGTACAGACGCATTATGTTGTGTGACCCGCGCAAGTAGTCGCCATTGGTGGCGATCATAAGGCAGGCACGCAATGCGGTACGTGCATATATGAGACATTGAATTAGATAATCAAAATCTTTGCACGGTTCGTTGTAGATGTAGAACTCGATTCGCCCACGATAATCCAATGCCACCAATTCATGTATAATCTTTTGAAATAAACCCCACTGCATGTACTGGTCTGGTCGTGTGTTATATGCAACAGGACAGAATGTACAACGCCGATTGCACTGTGCCGTTATCTCAATCGCAAGTGTGTTGAACAATCTCATTTCTTATACGCCTTTCGCAGATTCGGGTACATGTTAGCGGCGGCAATCAAACCGCGCCAGTGGTCCACCTGCTTAAGACTGTTAAATCTGATGCGAAGTTCGCCCTGCTTACGGCTGGGGTCATTGACATTCTTCACGGCGAAGAGTGTACCATATCGCTCCATCAGTTCCTTCTGCGCTCGCAGCATGGCAGGCAGGCGTTCAAGGTACGGGCCACATCCACCGGGCATGTAGTGCCACCGTAGCGGATGTCCCCACTTGTTGATCAGCACGCGGCCATTTTCAAACAGATGCGCAGCGGTAAGCGCATAGTCTTCACCGCTGCTCTCAGTGCTTTGATTCCAGGGTAATCCCTGATTGCGCATCAACATAACTTTTCCGCACACGTAGCCAACGTCCGTCCATTTGCGCCCGCGGAACGCCGGGTTTTCATGCGCGCTGAAACCACATAGGAATGCGCCGCGACGTTCAGCTTCTCGCATAGTGTCTAATATCACTTTTTCAAGAAACCATTTAAAGCTGACATCTTGGTTCATGGTTTTTTGCCAGCGCTGGCGCGTAATCATTTTCTCACCGGGTTGCAGTTCAATCTCAGTGTTATGGCGATAGAATGATTTTTCTGGCATGATAAAGCCCAGCACGTTGTCATCCATCTGCAAGCACCATTCACCGCGCTTCAACAGACTGCGTGTGTACTCGCGGGCCACGTTCAACCCGCCTTCGCTGGGCAGCACCAGTAGGTTCTTCCGTGGTACGCCATGCAGTCTGTAATCGGTTAGCTGACTAGGCCGTACTACCAGCTTGTAATCAAAGCCTGCCAACAGTGCTGGTGTGGTGTGTGTGGTAGCCCGGTTATAGCTAGGGATAAAAATTCGCATATTTGAGATCTCCACAAACGAAAAAAGACCACGCGGTTAAGCGTGGTCTTTGTTGGTGCTGTTGCAGGTGTTAGCTCAGAGAAACCAGCCCTGACTTGACGGCGAAGCTGATGAAGCTGGCATCGGCGCCGATCTTGATGAGTTTGGGCAATGCTTCGTCAGTGGTCTTGCTGGCAAGGATGATGTCCAAGCCTTGCGCCCGTTTGGTGCCTTCACGCGCTTCGTGCTTGCGGTTCAGTACCTTGATCTTCTTGCCCGCGATGGTGGTACGCGCTTCGCCGTTGCCGCTGACAGTTTTCTTTGCAGGCTTCGCCGCTGCTTTCGCAGGCGTCGCGTTGGTGGCTTTGCCTTTCTTGGCAGGTGGTGCGGTGACGTTGGCAAACTTGGCGGGCTTAGTAGGGCTCGCCCCTGGTGCTGTCGCTTTCATTTGTAGCTCCTTTGATTGTAGAATCTTCGTCAACTGCTCTTTGGCCCTTTGACTTATTGTACATTGATCGTTCAACGGATGCAATAGCCTTTTCGCACATTCTACAATGCTGGCGTTAGGCACGGCACACAGGGCTAGATTCTGTCCGTGCGTGCTGTGTGCATCAATTTCAAGCAGCTCTACGGTGAACGCTTTGTTAACTACGAACATCGCGCCGCGCTGTGTATACGCGGTGCGCAGGTAGGCGATACCGTTGGCATCACGGAAAACTTGGTAGACGCCTAGGTCAGTAACCTTGCGCCCGCCGGATGCCTTGACATAGCGCATCTTTTTCTGTTTGTCCGTTTTTACAATGTACCGCCCGGTTTCCTCGTTGAACAACAGGTCGCTGAGTTTGTGGTGTTTTAACAGCGAGTTCAGTTCGCGAGCATGCTTTTCGTACGCAGGTAAAGGTTTGCGCTTTGTTTTCTTTTTCACAGCGCGCCTCGCACGAAACCTTTGAGGCGCAGGCTTTCTTCAATTTCCTGCTGCGTCTGCGCCTTGTTCTGCTTTGACACCTTCCAGCCCGTTCGGTTGGTGTGTGCAGGTATTGTGTAACCGTTGTACGAACGGGTTGGAATGCGGGTTGTCTGGCTGTAAAGCACTATTCCATCGCTCATAAAGGCGTAAACGGTTTTACGTTCTACGCCTTCAGCGTCTGGTGGTTCTTGGCGAACCATGCGGAAGATTTCTGTTCTGCCGCGTGCCCTGAGTTTTGCCATTGGATTACCTTCCTTTGCGTGTTTCACCGGGCAGTATGATGCGCGGTGTATCGGTACCGTTGAGCCCGCCGTACGCGCCAGCAGCAGCGGCGCGTGTAAGCGGTTTGATTTCTGCATCTGATTGCGTACTTTGGACCAGTACGTTTGGTGATGCAGGCCTTGTCATAAATTTTGGACTGTCTACGATGGTACGGCTCGCGCTGGGCCGAATGGTGCCGTGAATTTCGGTAACATGCCCAGTAGCATCACTGTGCTGCTGCGCTTGTGTAATGGTGTTCAGCTTACTCTGGGCAGTAACAGGCGTACTAACCCAGCCACATCCACAATTTGCCTTCAATCGTGTCATGCTGACCTTGCCTTTCCTTTTCAGTTTTGCGATTTAAGCTGCGATGATGCAGCTCCTTGCATGCTGGCGCGTTCCAGAGTTTTTGTCATAGTGACGACCTCCTCCGCGTCTTTACGAGCACAGCATGCAAGGCGCTGCATCCAGCGCCTGTTACCTCTCTGTTACGAGACTAACTTTAAATTCCCATTTTTCAGCTTGTGTGCTTTGGCTAAAATTTAAGCCGATTACATCTTTGCCATCGCACATCACATAATTATCGCGTGCTTGACGCGGTATGCGCCTAAGCAGTTCAAGCAAGTCTTGCAACGTTATGCCGTTACCTTTTTCGGGCCAGTGCTGGCCCTGAATTTCGCTGTGCAGCATTTCGTATCTCCTTTGGTTTATACGGTTTCAGGTTAACAGCGCATACAGCGGCGCTGGCGTGCACGCTGGCGCGGAAAGAATCGCGCTTCTTTCCGGTTAAGCGCACCTTGTCTTGACGAGTGAACAGATGCAGACAACGGCGGCAGATCATTCTAAACTCCCATAACGGTCCATGTTACGACCTGAAGTGTTGATGTCGTCTGGGTCAGTAGTACCGCCCATAGCCCGCTTCTTTGGCTTGGTCATAGACGTAACCTTGACGGTTACATCTATCATCAACTCACTGAAGCAGTGCGTGCAACGCACGATCTCGTGGAATTCGGGTGTGTCGCCCATCTGGTTCAACACTCCGCGAATTGTTATTAGTTGCTGGCAATCTGGGCAGATCATACGCGCCTCCAACCGCGTGTGTACTTGCACAAGTGCTTCCACGTTATTGTGACTTCACGCTGTATGCCACCATCTTGCTCACGTAGGGTAATGCCGTCCTTGGTTATCTGCACATCCAAGCCCAAGCGTATACGGCGGTAGATAGGGTCTCCTATAAACGTCTTGCAGGGCCAGCCCGTAGCGATTAGTGGTTGTGATCGGTGCATTCGGCGTGCCGCATCCGCAGCACTACGCCAGCCAATTTCATACTCCGCACGCGCTGTTTCGTTATGGCGTTTCAACAGCAAACTGTAAAACGCTGTTATAGGTTTGCCAGCAAGAAAATCGTGTTCGCCAGCCATGCGCAAATCACGTGAGTTTTTAACTTTAGGCATGCTGCACCTGTTCCCAGTGCTTGCGTGTAAGGTGCTGTTCACAGGCAGAGCAACTCGTGCCCGCGTGCATAGCGGCATGCGTCAGCATCGTGCTGATGGTTGTGCTCAAGTCAAGCACCACGTTGCAGTACATACACTGATAGCAGTTAGGTGAACGTTCAAAATGCGCGTTCACATGGTCGGTCAGTTCAATGAACTCAGCGACGGTGCTGGCAAGTGTCACAGTTACCTGAGGCGCTGGCTCTGTGGTGTTTTTCTCAAACAGTAGAACGCGTCTCTGCTGCCTAAGTTCTTGTTCCATATAGTCAGGTATGCGTTTCCAGCAGGACAAAAGCTGATCAATCAAACGCAAATGCCCATCTATCAGTTCTTTTTGCGTCAACATCGGTTTATCTCCTTTTGAATTTGATTATACCGCTGGTTTGCAGTATACCAACGGCGCTGCCCACTGTTGCCAGTGGTGCAGCCCAGCGAGCCAGCCGTGTATGCCCGTGGCGCTGTAACAGGTACGCAGCGCCTAGCCCAGCAGCGGTAAAGCCATAGTTAAAGGCTGCCACACCTGCGCAGCTTTGCACGGGCAGGTCGTGCTCGCGCCAGCGTGGTCCAAATTTACCGCACGTCTGTACAGTGTCAGCCGTGCGCACGGCCAGCAGCGCGGTGAAGGCGATTTTATTGGTAGTGTCCAACAGCTTGGGTCGCGGGCTGTCGGGTAGTGTTTGACAATGACCCATCGCACCGACTAAAAGAAACAGCAGCGCCAGCGCGACGAGGGCTATGGTTACGTCCTTGCTATCTTGTTGCATTTTACTGCCTCCCTTGGAACTGCGTTCGTTCAAGTGGCTGAGGGTTTGGCTGCCACTGGCTATGCGCTAGAACGCAATTCCAAGCGGAGCAGTAAAACTCCGCTTGTGCTACCTGGATTTTCTGGCTGAGTGTATTACAGATGGCCCGCGCAGCGTGTCGGCGATGAAGAGATTCACTTGGTCTTCATGGCGATACTCAGCAATTCTTCGTTCGTCCACCCACTCGCCGTCGACGGCTGAGAAGCGTTGTGGCATCAGTTGATAGTAGAGTGAACCGGGAATCAGTTCAACGATGATACGACGATCACCATCGTTGGCGATTAATTCAGATTTTGGCATTGCATTCTCCTTTAACTGCGTTGCAGGGCTTGCAACCTGCATGCCGCATTACAGTCCGCGAGGCAAGGTGCGCGGGCTGTGCTCTGCGTCTTTACGTACCTGTGATTAAGGTGATGCGCCGCTTAACGCTGTCATCTTCAATTTGCAGCGCCTCAACCACATCATTGACGCACTCGTATAAGCGTTCTCTAACTTCCGTTTTGCTGAGTTTACTGGTGGGCTGGTCAGCGACAATACTGGCAAGCGCTGCGCCTGCATTGGCTACGCAGTCGTAAAAACTGCGTTCACGTTTACTACCGTCGGGCATTTCCCTTCTCCTGTTCTGCCTCATGGCGGACTTGGAACCGCCTGTGTGCATTACAACCCGGCACGAAACCGGGCTGTCCTCTGCTTAGGCAATAGGCTCCAGCGTTACCTTGAACCCGCTTACTGCATCGGGGTCAATACCAGCTTTGAGCATAGCAGCTTTGCTGACGTAGATACTGGTCAGCGCTGGGTCCTTGGCACCTTGCTCGGCGTCAAAGCGAACACTGTGCTTCTTCTCAATGCGAACGGGCAATAACTGAACGATGGATTTCGCTGTTATCGTACCCTGTTTAGTAGCCATGATTGGCCTCCATCTGCCTCATGCGCGACTTGGGACGCGCTCTGTGCATTACAGCCCGGTTCGCGGGCTGCCCTCTGCTTTATGCTGCTGTGATGGGTTTGAATTCTAGCGCCGCGCATGTATCACAATCATTGCGCCGTTCATGTTGCGCATGTATCAGTAGGCTTTGGATTGACGTATCGCCGTTGAACCATTGCTCACAGTGTGTGCACTGATAGCGCTTAACGCCATCGTTGCGGTTTTCAAGTTCAAAGTGCGCGCCAAGGTGCAGCGCCAGCGTTTCGAATTCTGCCAGCGTTACAGTGCGCAAACGCACATTGTAATTGATAGTTGGTGGCATTTCTGTTCTCCTTTTTAGCGTTGCAGGGCTTGCAACCTGCATGCCGCATTGCGCGGGCAGCGCCCGCGTGCTCTGCGCTTACCTTTTACATACCCAGCTTGCCCGCGCACTCCGGGCCGAAACCGCTGGCTACACTTTCAGGAACGGTGAGCGTTCGCCCGCATCTGCCGCACTTGCCCGCGTGCCATATTTCAAGCTCGGCGGGCAGTATGCCACCTACCAGTCGGCGCAGACTCCATGCCAACGCCTTAACAGGTATGCTGTCATTGTTCATGTGGCTCTTGCGGGTAAGCTGGAAGACGTTGTGCTTAATCATGCCGATGTAGACATAATCGCCCGTGTTGTCCGGGCCACTTAGCAGGCTGACAAAGTACACCACACCGTTGTTCGCGTAGGCTGGGTTGTCCTTGGCACGGCGCACCTTATAGGTATACCGTGCGCCCGTGGCTTTGCTGCGCAGCGTGAAGGTAGCGTTGCCGCCTGTAATGAACTGCAACGCTCGCTGTGCTGTGCTCAGGTGGGCAGGGCCAACACCATCTAACGGTAACTGCTGCGCAGGTGCAGGCGGCACCATACGGTCAAATTCGTTGTCTGTGTCGTCAACCGCCATAGCGGGCTTTGCAGGTTTCCTGCGTGTCATGTCGGCTTGTGTGGTGTTAGCCATGCGCGTATAGAACGGTGCTTCGTTGACGTTGTGGTAACGGCGGGTCATGGTAAATCTCCTTTGGAGCGTTGCAGGGCTTGCAACCTGCATGCCGCATTACAGCAGCCAAGCCCAGCGAGCAGGGAGTGATGTGCTGGGCTTGGTAACTACTGTGCTCTGCGAACTACGCGGCCAGCTTAACCAGCTTGGACGCCACAGCAAAGCGGATGAAGCTGTTGTCCGCGCCGACTTTCTTCAGCTTTGGAATGGCCTTATCGGTGGTCTTGCTGGTCAGGATGATGTCCATGCCCTTCTGCCGCTTGGTACCCTTGCGAGCACCGTGTTCGCGGTTGATGACGACGATTTTCTTGCCAGTGTAACGACCAACGGAACGACGAGCAACTTTCTTTGAGTTTTTCATTTTTGTTTATCCTTTTCTTAGTTGAATTTCTGCGGCTGGTACCTTATACCTGAGCTCATCAGTGCCTGATTTTACAGGCAGACACGGCGCAATGCCGTGTTTCGCTCTTTTTCTAGAGCCATAGAAGACGGCGCAGGTAGTGCGCAAAGCCCGCTAAGTCTGTACACAGACCGCGAGCAAAGTTTTGAGCGTAAAGCGCAAATCCTCGTGCCATTTCTTGCCGCCTCCTTAACGGTTTCACTTACGCAATGCGAACCATTGCAATCAGCAGTTCGTTCGGTGTGCCTTTAGCGTAATCCAACCATTTGCCATCTTGCAGGCGTTGTGTGTACAGCATGACTTGTCCTTGACTGTCTACGTAGCTCGCACCTTGCGAAATACGATAACGGCCAGTACGGTCGTGCGTCAGTGCAAACTCTTGCGGAAATTTGCCCATCGCTTCTAAAATCTTAAGGTCGTCATTTTCATGCCACATTTCTTGCCGCCTCCTAGCGGTTTGCAGCACCTTATACAAGGTTGCCGTGCTTTCGCGGCAATCGCGCTGCATTTCATGCAGTGTATAAGGTGCTGCAAACCGCTACGGGTTGCGCCTTGGCTAAAGTGCCGCCCGCTCGGCTGGGCATTGCGTGTACATCCGCTTTTATGCGCGTTACACGTCGCAGCCTGCTTCGCAGGTGGTTGGTACTTTGCCAAGGGCTTGTGGAGGCGGTGGCTTGCGCGCTTGAAAACCGCCGTAGCTTTCGGGCTGGCCCTCTGCAAGTGCGTTGCAGTTTAACCGTTTAACTCCGCCTGCCCTGTGTTGTCAATGAACTGTTACTGCACATAATGTACGCCTGTAGTTACAGGCATGCAAGCAAAAAGTGAAAAATAGGCCTGACTTTATCAGACCTGTTTTCAATCACTTAGGCAGCGCGTACGAAAACTGACGCAACCCAGCACGGCGGGCTTAGTCGCAGGCGGGCTGCATTAATGGCGCGCACATCTTCACCATATCGTAACAGAGTTTGCGTCTGTGCGATGCCCAGTTGTTGCCAGTGCCACCAGCTTTGTGACGCAACAAAATATTCTGTCTTCATTATTTCACCGCCGTAACGCAACTGATAGCCGTACCACCATCTGCAAAGTTGGCGACAATAGCGTAACAGCGTGTATGCGTTTCGCGATCTTCAACGAACAATAAGGTGTGAGTGTGGTTCGTCCATTCAACATTGACCCACAATTTTGAAACCGCTTGCGACAAACCAAGGTTAAATGCCGCCAGCAGCCCAACAGCTACCCATATTCCTATAACAAATTTTTTCATGCTGCGCTCCCTTTCTTTAGTTCTTCATTACTTGTCAGCGCGTAGTTTCTTAAGCGATGCTGTATGTACAGCAAAAATCGTTCCTCCAAGTCCCTGATATTGTTCGAACGTGGTTCGGCGTTTGCCTGTACTTCCAAGGTGTACTTGGTAGCAAGATACAGCAGATGGTCTAATACGCGCCTGTCGTCCACCGTCTTTTACCTCTACCAGTATTATACCTTTATAACTACACCATTGCAATAGATCTATGGTGTCTGGTGGCGCACCTTAATATACGTGCGTAGAGCCTGCATCAACCCGCGCTGTGTGCGTTCTTTGCTGCGCATGGCGCGCAGTTTACTTTCATCTACGGTGTCGCGGGCTATAAAGTGGTGGACGATCACGTGGCCGTGCTTGTTACCCTGCCTGCGCACGCGGCGGATAAACTGGTCGTAGTTTTCAAAGTCCCAAGGCACGGTATAGAACGCTACGTGCTGGCACTGACCTTCTTGCAGATTAAGCCCATGCGCTACGCTGGCGACGTTACAGGCGAACAGCGACAGCTTATTGCCGTTCCACTGCTGTATGATGCGCCGCGCATCGTCGGGCTTGACACCACCTTTAATGTATGGCGTCCGCGGGAACGCGGTCAGTATGCGTTCCAGGTCATGGTCAAACTCAAAGCCCAGCAGCAGCGGCACACCTTGCAGTTCTTCAACTAGATCTACCAGTGCCTCGGTCTTGGCATTGTGCAGCAATTTACTGATGCGGTTGATGCGCTCGTTTTTCAGTTCGTTAATATAGATTCCGCCGCTGGCAACTTGACAGCATTTCATACTGGCGACGGCTGCGTTCACGGCGGTAACTACGCTGCGATCTTCCAGTTCAGCTATCATTTCATCTTCAAGGTCATCGTAAATTTTGCGCGCTGCTGGTGGCAGTGCCACGCGAATAATGTTCGGTACTTCCTTGGGTACCTTGAGGTACTCATTTTCATCCAGACTTAGCACCAGCGGCTTGATGGCGCGCTGGATTGCCTTTTCGCCGCCCTGCTTCAATCGCCAGTTGTACACGATTGGCCCGCTGCCTCCAGCGGGTATAAAATAATTCATGCGGAAATGCGTTATGTATTCGCCCAGCGCCTTTCCTAAGTCTAGAATGTAGATTTGCCCAAACAAATCCATGTACCCATTAGGATTCGGGCTGCCTGTAAGTATCCAGCGTCGTTGGAAACGTGATAAGAACGGCTTCAGCAGCTTGAACCGCCGTGTTCGCGTGTGTTTGAACTTACTGCTTTCATCAATGATCAGCAATTCAGGCTTGATTATATTGAACGGTGACTGCCCGGTGCGATTGGCAAAGAACCACGGCAACCCATCAGGATTGATAATGTACACATCCGCGTCCGTATTAACGGCATCGTCCTTGTTATCGCCGTGCAGTATGTTCCAACGCAGGTGGCTGAACTGTTTCCACTGGTCAATCTGCACGGGCCATACTTCATACGCTGGCCGCAAAGGCGGCACCACCAGCGCACGACGAATCAGTTTATTTTTCAGCAGTATGTCTAGTGCTTTTAACGCGATGCTGGTTTTTCCCAGTCCTGGGTCTAAGAACAGACCTGCGCTGCATTGTTTTAGCAGGAACTGCACTGCCATTTTTTGATACGGGTGTGGTATCCAATCCTGTTGCAAAAATGTATTTTCTGGCATCAAGTTCGTGGGTAAATCTTCTTGGTACGATTTTGGCAAAAGCGTCGCTGATTGTTTTTGCGAAGAACTTGCCTTCTTTTTCTCTTCTAAGTAATTCCTTGAGATAGGCAATGGCTTTGTCTTTGTTGTCAAAATAGGTGACATCGTAACCTAGTTTCTTTAGAATACTGATGGTGTGCTGCTGTAAACGTCTAGGTTTCTTACCCGGTCGCTTGAACTCCATTAAGCAGGGGCGACCGCCCGGTATAAAGAAAATTCTATCTGTGTACCCGCGTCTGCCCAGCACGTTCAGCTTTAAGTGCAGCAGCCCGCACGCATCAGCCCAGTGGCACACGGGCTTTTCAATGTTGTGTTCAAGCATGCTAATCTTTCAATTCTTTGGCAAGTTCCAGCAAAGCATACCACTGGTTACTGTCAAATGAAATGCCGATCTTGTTATCAATATACACAGATACTACGTTCACTGTACGATGGCTAACTAAATGCATGGTGTGTCCGGGACATCCTTCTCTTACGCAATCGTCCACACAGCGGTATTGAATCTTTGATGTAGTTTTCGTAGACATTAAAATTTACACGGTCCATTCTTTGATTTGCTGAAGAAGCACCACCTGCAATGATTGCCGGGTTTCGGCGCAAAACGTCTATCGCGAAACATCGGCACTGTGCGCGTGAGCCACTGCTGCTTCAATTCATCAAGCTGGTCGGCTGTGTAATCATCTTCATGTTTATCACCGCTGTCGGCGTACCAGTGCGCAACCTGCACAGCAGCGGCATCAGGGTACATAAGCATCGCGCCCAACGCATACAAATCGCGCTGCATTTTGTGTTCTTCGGCGTGCACCTTACCTGTCTTGTAGTCAATGATGACGACCGTAGTTTGATTGGTAAAACCGTGTGTTCTGCTGCCTACAGGTTTTTTAGCCACTTCAAGATAGTGAACGTCTACCTTGATGCGCAACCACGCACGCGGCATATCAAACCAGTCACAGCTTTCCCAATCGCGTGTAAAAGCCCATTGCTGCTCTGTTAATGCTTTGCGCCTGCGCAGGTCATTGATTTCTTTTTTGAACACATCAAGTTCTTTTGGAAACGTCTTCAAATTGCCGCTTACATACTTGTCCGCGTTTTTATGCACGGCGTCGCCATGCGCGCCGCTAGGACTGTCGGGTTCTTTTATTTTATCTACGTGTTTATAGCGTGCTTGCGCAGGGCAGTTGGTATAATCCTTCCAACGACTAAATGACCACGCCAGCATCTGAAGAACCTTGTTGACGGTTTTCTTTCCTTTAACGATTCTGGTCATTTAATCGCCTTTCAATTTTTGGCAGCGCTGAAATAACAGATTCAGACCATTCTGTAACTGCTACCAACACGGCGCACGCTTCTAATATGCGTACAGCTAAGCGATCAGGATGCGACGATGTTGGATTTTTGATTTCTGGTGTTTGTTGTACTAAGTGAATTTGTGCAAATCGCAATTTTAGGTACGGATCTTGTCTATCCATTACACACTCCTTTGAAAATTGAGTCGTGTATCTTCCTTCAATTCTTGTAAGTGGCCCCAGTCTTTGCCGATCTCGCCGTCGCTGAGCATAGGTACGTCCATCTTCACGCTCTGCATCACGTCGCGCAGCAGCGTCATCTCATGCTTCATGGCGCGCTTAGGTGCGCTGATATCATTCTCGTCATGCACGGTTACTAAAAAGCGTGCATTACCCGTGCGCGGACCACACTTGGGATGCGCGTGGTAGCGGATGATGCTTTCCTTAGTGACGTCGCTGGCGCTGCCTTGAATCAGGTAGTTGAGCAGTTTGTAATAGAAATCCATCACTTTCTTATACTTCTTGCTGTAACCTGGTGGCTGCGCCAGATACAGCCTGCCGCCCCAAGTGCGGATCGGCAACCCAGCTTTACCACGCTTGATTAAGGCTTCGTTCAACTGGCGAATACCGGGCAGCAGCTTGTCCTTAGCTTTGCGCAAGCGGCGAATAGTCTGTATATCGGTGTTTAGAGCTACCGCCAGCATCGCCTGACCTCGACCGTAAATGTCAGCGAAATTCAAAATTTTGGTAGGATCACGCGGCAACTCAATGCCTACTTCTTCAAGTATGCACTGTTGCACATCACGATGAATGTCGTACCATAATTTTTTCTCTGCTCCTTTCAATCGCGGATCGTTGATGTAATTCTGCATCAACTGCCCATCTTCAAAGTGAGCTAACAGGCGCAACTCCTGCTGATTGTAATCGCGGCGACCCCACAAATGGCTTCGTTCATCAGGCAGAAAATACTGCCTCATGTTCGGCAACTCTGGTACACGTAAGAACGCAGGATAGACGTAGCCATCTGCAATCGCCTTTTTCCAGTTCTTTGGTATGTTCTGGAAGTTTGGGCTGCTGCTGAACCGCCCTGTCTTAGCACCGCCTTTCTCTTCCCCTCGTACTTGGTTCCACTGCGTATGTATGCGCCCGCCCGTTTCACGCGCTACGTGCAGCCACGGCTCCATAAAGGTTCCTAGGCAGGTAGATAGTATGTTGCGGTAGCCAAACACGCTGGCGACGCGTTTATCATTGAACATGTCCGCAGTCAGGTTCTTTTTGCTTACACTGCGTTGTCCTTCCGGATGGCGCTTGGTCGGCGCTGTGTAGTTCCATTCCGTAACTACGCCAGCAGCTTCCAGGGCATCAGCCATATCGTTATCGGCATCAATATTCAAATCCTTGACACCGAGTTTTTTGCGCAACCATATATCCGCTTTTTCAAGCGCGGCTGTGTAAATTTTGAAATCGCGCTCAAGCAGCGGTAAATTAACACGTATACCTTCACGCTCGTTAGCGAGCATGATTGGCATCAGTTGCCGTTCACGATCGTATGCCTCCAGCATATCTTGTTCGTAGATGGAAGGGTATAAATGGTCAAACAGTTTGTCGGTGCGCAAGACGTCGCCGTCCGCGTAGCGCCCTACCAGCCCGCCCGGTGCGCGGCAAATGTAGGCTCCCCACTTTTTAGGGCTGCGCCGTGCTTCAGATACGTTGGCAATAATCCAGTCACGTACATCATCGCGTTCCGTGCTGGGTATATTCAATATGCGCTCGGCACTGGGTTTTAAACTGAAGCTGCGAGCATACGGGTCGGCCAAAAACAACAGATACAAAGTGTCGTGCACGCGCTCCCAGCTAATCTTCGGCATATCCATGTGAGTTTGCGCTACATCAACGTCAAACTTCATATTCTGACCCAGTAGTGGAATGCCGCTTTTCCATGCACGGCTCAACTCACGACGCGCCTGCTCACGGGTACAGTTGTTGCCTTCCGGATGTGCAAAGGCCCAGTATTTACTTCGCTTCTCGCCGGGCCAGCGGATACTAAAACCAACGGGTTTCGGTGGGTAGTGCGGGCGAGGTTCAATGCCATCTGTTTCAAAATCGAGCGTTATGCGCTTAGGTGCCTTCATACAATCAATTTCTTTTCTCGTTCTACTCGCTCTTTCTCAGCCAGCACACCAATCGCCATGCCGTACATCATCGCCAGCGCCATCGCGTTCACAGGTGGCAAACTTTGTCTATATGCTTCCTCGGTTACTTCGGCAAGGAAATTCTTGAACATATTGCCGCCCTGTACTACGGCGTTTCTAAATTCCTCTACCAACTCAGCGCGCTCACTGTTGGCACCGCGTCGCCAGTATTCATGGATAACGCCTTCTACATCGTATTTAACGCGATTGCCGCGTGCGATACGCTGTTGTTGTATCTTAGCCATTGAGTTGAACCTCCTGTCCGTTAACTGCGATACTATGAATTGCCAGCCGCTCACGTTCACAGCGCAAGGTGTTATACCGCCCATAAATGCGCATGAGATAGCTGAAGCGACGGCGCTTTTTCTTTTCTTCTTTTAACAATGCGCTGCATTGGTCTTCACTCAAATCGCGCAACGCTTTATTAAGATCAGCAAATTTCAGATCAAGTAATTGCGTAGCATTGAACATTGATTTCTCCTTAGAGAAAGCAGAGGCGGGCAGAGTTATGACAATAGTAAATTAGGCTGCCCGCCTCGGTTATGATTTATGCAAACTTGGCAGGTTTCTTTTTCGCCGCTGGCGCTGCCTGTCTGCCGCGTGCTGGCGGAGGCGCAGAGCGGCGATTGCCGCGTGCTGGCTTTTCAGCAGGTGTGATCTGTACGTAGGGGAACTCAATTACTTTGGAGACGGCTTCAGCTTTCTGCGTCAGCGCTTCAAGCACGTCACCGTCATCAATCTGTTCAACGGTTTTGAATGTCATGCGGAACTGCACGTCATCGTCAGGCACAAGAGCGATTTCGGTTACTACAGCCAGCGGCGGACGGTGCAGAGTGCTTTCAAGCTGGCGCACGTAGCCTGCCCACGCCTTAACGCTGGTTACAGGAACATGCACGTAAGCCTCTTCAGCTTGCAGTATGTCTTCTCCTAAGTCGCTCTCAGCCAGCACGGCCAGACGGCGCGTGTTCTTACACGCTTTGCCCTTGCCACGGTCAGCGCTTCCCCACTCGTTTTGCGAGCAGCTTGCGCAGTCCTCGCCCTGCTTATTAGGGCTATCATCGTGCGGTGCCATACCCTCTTCTTCCCTGCCGTAAGCATAGCAGGCCGGGCTGGCAGGGCTGCTGGGATCAAAGACACCTTCGTAGTACAGATTGGCGAAAATCTTATCTATGATAACGACACGCATTTTATTTTCAGGTATGTCAGCGCCTTTATAGCGCAGACGCCCGCCCTGCGTGCCGATTACATTGCCGCCGGATGTCACTTCGTTGGCTGCTGCCTTTGCCGCCATCTCCGCCAGCTTTGCATCCCACTTCGTCATTGCTGTTGTTTTCTTTCCAGGTTGTTTAGCCAAGTTAGTGCTCCTTAGGTAATACTACGATTTCGATTGCGGTTTCAAGTTCGGAGGCGCATTCTACAAGCGTTTCACGCTGAGCAGATCCTGTAGAATCATAGTCAGCTATTTCACGCCACTTCTTCACAAGGTCTTGTAGAGTTTTCATTTCGCGTTTGGACGCTGCGCGGCGTTCGGTGTTGGCCCGCCCGTTTGTACAGTTTCGGGGAATCCTATACCGCCCGCAAGCGCGTCCTTCTTCCAGAAGGCTCTCGCTTCAAGCACGACAAGTTGTTATTCATCGAAGGTCTGGCCGTCAATGGGTTTGCCGTCGTGCAGTTGTTCAGGCTGAACACAGATACGCACACATTTGTTCAACCATTCGGTACGACACACCACGATACCTTCAAAGTTTGTGATTAAATCTTTTACTCTATCTCCGGGCTTAATCATTTCGCTCCCTTCAGTAGTGTGCAACTAACAGTCTTAGCCTGTAGACGGCCGATGCCGGGTACTTGCTTCTTTGCTTCCCAGCGTTCTTCAACGGCTGTTGTGCTAAGTCGTTTCTGCATCAAGTCAAACTGCCCAGTGCGTTTGATGTACGTGTACAGCTTGTCCCAGTCTTCCACAATAGGAACAGGCTTGGGGTTAACCTGCACGCGAGCAATACGGCCAGCAACACCCGTACTGTCTTTGCTTAAACTGTTGATGAAGAAGTCTTTCAGCGTAGATTCAAGCGTTTCTAGCTTCTCAACCTGCTTTTGCAGCGCCAGCCGTTCTTCGCGTGTTTTATACAGCAGGTCAGCGCATTGTGCTGCGGATTTAGGGATTGGTGGTTTGGTGGTTTTTGATTTTGCCATCTCTTACGTTGGGCCATCTGCCATTACTGAACCGTGGAATGGCTGCTCACTGGTTGGCTGCTCTGTTGCACGCAAAGCGTTGGTAATTTTCTCAAGTTCAAGCGGTGTCAATCTGTACAATACTAAGTTGAACATGCCGCCGCTTGTGCTGTAGACATCGGGTTCTAAATGGTGAGGTAGCTTTGCTTGCAATTTAAGTTCGTACTCTGTCTTAGTATCTTTTTGCATTGATGATTGTTCCCAGCGCCGCGCAAGGGCTTCGTCACAAGGTTGGTCCTCTATCCACGTTGCGCGGCGTTACAACAATCAGCAAGCCTTTCGGCTAACCTTTCTGCTTGCGCATAAGTCACCTCCCGATCTTTTGTTTGTTGGGTAATGTTTGAAGCCCAGTAATTATAAAAGCCTATTTTATAGATTGCAATGGGTAAGGTTTAAGATCTGCAACGGTGCGCTGTATCTGCCAGTGATCGCCAAACAAATCCAAGGTAGATGGCGCGTAGATTCTGTTAATGCGCTTCCATGTCAACCATATCACGGCTTGAATCTGCTGCGGACTGTGCATTCTATATTCAAGTACATCGGCGACGCTGCGCACATCGCGTTCAACTTCAGCATAGTTGAAGCCCATTGTGGCAACTAATTTCAAATTGTTTACTTGACCGCACCACGCATTGACCATGTGGCCGTCGACCACTATAGGGCAATCTCTGTTCGCTGGCTCAAGTATGCAGCGATAGAAGGCGCGTGTCTTCAGGCCTTTGGTGCGTCCAAGGAAATCAACGCCTCCTAGAAAGTCATAGGCGCGCTGGCGACAGGCGTTGAACGCAGTGGTAGTGATTTCTGTGACTGGTCGCTGGCGTAAATGCCAGTACATCAACGTCGCAAGGCTGCGTAGATTTTTATGGTAATCGTTGTTCGGGCTCAAGGCTACAAACGCGGCCACGGTTGAAGACACGGTGTAACCGTAGTGATCAGCCAGCGCCAGCAGCACAGCGTTGAGGCGTTGGTAATACCCAGTGCCTGCTTCCCAGTCAATGGCATCAGCCTGCGCCAGCACCTTTAACAAGCGTGAAACCGTACCTTGCAATCTCGGTAGCGTCAATTGTCTCCCCTGCACGTAGCCTCCAGTAGATAGCATGCCAGCGCTTGTGATGCGTACGACATAGCAGATGGCATTTCTTAAGTTCCTGCCGTCGCCGTTCCTTACTCATGCTGGTTAGGCGATGGCTGATTTTTATGCTTGGATCTTCGTGGTGCAGCTCTAAGAATAGTTGACTGTTGCATACAACGCACATACCGCCCAGCGCGGCAATACATTCGTCTCGTATTTTCTGTTTGTATCTCTTTTGGTACGCTTTGAAATATTCTGGGTGAGACTTCCATGTAAAAGGCATCAGCCGTGCGGCGCTGCTATCCAGCGTTCCGCAGCGGCAAAGTAGTTCTTATTTGCCAACACGGTATTCCACCCTCTGGGTTCGCTGGGTTTTAAACTGCACTGATCTTTAATAAATTGAAAACGATGCGGTAATGCGAACTTTAGAAGATGCGGGTTAAGTATAAACAAACGCATCGTCTCTGCCCATGCTTCCCATTGCTTTGGTTCGTAGCTGCTAACTTGCTTCTTATGTTGTTTTAAGATACTATCCCATTCAGGACTTCGTCCCCACCAACGTTCATCACGACTTCGCAAGCATTCTTCAACATAATGACCCAGCTCGTGAGCTACTACACCGACAGCCGTGCGGTCAGTCTTCCAACCGGGCCAGCTCCAACGTCGCATACCGGGTTGCTGCACGGGCAGCGCCGTCACCGCTACGTTAACGAAGATAACTCCGCGGCTGTAGAGTCCTGTATGTGCTCCCACCAACGCGGCATTCGGCATCACTTTGCGCGCGAAGCGTATAGCATCCGCGGTTTCTTGAGTACTGACGAATGCGTGTGATAGTTCATCGTACGTTATAAATATCGGATGCGGTATTTTGTTGACGTCACAAAACCGCTTCGCCAACTTCACGCCGCGTTGGTAGAGTTGTTCTTTGATTTGTAATGATGTATTCAATTTTAAGTTACCTTACGATGTTCTTGACAACGACGCATAGCTTCTTTTTCGTGTTCAGGAAAATTTGATTTCCATTTTTCCGGATGTTCCTTTGATTGCGTGTGCTTACCGCCCACACCTTTAGGACCGTTATTGTAGTACCATTTATGAGTGCGTTGAATAACTGCGTTAGCAGTTGGCAGTCGCCCTGTCTGTTCTTTATAATCTTCAAATAGATCAGGACAAACTTGCTTTAAGAAATTCCATGCACCTTTTGCCGTCAAACCTGCATCAGCAAAATTATTGTTATAGGCACGCGCATCACTATTCACTATTTGATTCTTATATCTATGATAAAGACAAAGTAGAGCTACGATGCCTGCGTCACGTGTCCTCCAACTATAGTTACGACTATGCCGTGGTTTTCGTTCATACGGGTATTGTCGATTGGTGAATCTATCCTTTGGTAATTGGTGATCTTGGTGTGTGATCGTCATGATTTGTCTCCTTTGGAAGTTTGTACATGCGCCCATCGGGCTGCACTATAAAGCCATGCCGCGTGTACCACGCTTTAAGCTGCTGGCGCGTTAACTGTGGCTGCTGCTGGCCGCATGGTTGCACCAGCCCTGCCAAGGCTACCCGGTGCCGCTGGGCGAGCTCTGTAAGCCACGCCAGAGCCTCTGTACCATACCCTAAACCACGTTGCACGCTGCGCAGGCTGCTTAGCCATACAAGCTGCCCGCCCGTGGCACGGCTGACCTGCACAGCGAATACCGCCTTCGCTCGCCACACATGTTCCTGCTTGTTGAACGGATTGACTTCCGTCTGCGCATAAAACTCTTGCAAGAAAGCGCGGATGTTCTGCGCGTAATGCCACGGGCAATTCGTATCTGAGCAGGTACACATTTTTTCGAAGATGCGCTGCGCTATACTCATTTCTCAATTTTCTTTGCATCAATTGGTTTCTCGTCAATATCTATACGGCCAATCATCAACCAATTACCATGCTCTTCACCGTCACCGTTAGGGTAGCGCATGATACGCACGCCGCGCACATTTGGAAACGTCTTGCCGCAAAATTTACACCTACCCACACCTATGCTAAAAGAGGGTAATTCGATAACGAATGTCATACCGCGAAATGGAAATTCAAAATCAATAGAGTCTTGGCAGCAATACGCGCCGCCTATTTCATCTTGACATTTTAACTGTGCTTCATGCAGTGGCATTATTCTGCTCTAGGTATTTTTCTTTCATTATTTCGTACGCTGCTGCCGCCTCTTTTTTGCTCTTAAAAGAACCGAGACGGACTTTACTATTGCCGCGAGTTATATATGCTTCCCACTGTTTTGAGCGTTTGTCCCAGCTAACGCCAGTAAACCCAGAAGTATTATGAGAGCGTAGTCCAACTTTTAAATACACCGTACTTCTTAATTCCAATACTAAATTTTCTTTACGAAAATCCATCCTATTACTATTCTTAAAAACAACTTGTCGTTTATCGCCAGTCTTATCAACGCCCATAATAAATCGGGACAGCTGTGTCGTTACCTGTTTGTTATTTGATTGTGAGACATTGATTACTGTGACATAAAATCCTCGTGTAATAGACACAGTCCATTTCTTTGTGCTTACTTTATCGAAATCATCATCATCAACAATCGCAACGAACCCACGGTTTAACTGTATTTCCTTCATATATCTCTTTTATCGCGCAGCCCGGTGAATACCGGGTGACGCGGTTTATCCTTCATACCTATCTGTAGAAATTTGTAGCGTACGATTTTGCCAACAGCTTCGTCGCGGAAGTCCCAGAAGCTACGACGTTCTTCTGCACTGAACCCGGTACCGATGTTGAACGCTACCTTGGTCTTAAGGTCACGTACATGCAACGCGCCCATCGTACCGCCCGCCGTGCGGTTTGCTTTGTGCGTGCTGCGCTCGGTGTGTCCAAGTGCGTTGATAGTGGCTGTGTTTTCGTTGTGCAGCAATTCAAGCACGCCAAGGATACGTGCCTCACCATCCTTAAAGCGCTTCAACTTCAGCAGCCCGCCTTCGCGCAGAGTGCTTCGTCCCTGCTTATACTTGCCGAAAGGGTCGCGCATGCAGATACCTTCGTATCCTTCACCAAGGCAGAATCGCTCAAACCGTTGCAGCGCTTCAACATCGTCAATCTGCTGCTGCGGTACTTTTTGAAGGCAGCTTTGCACTAGACTACGATTATTTAAACGAATAGGCCAGTTCGGCAAGTCGTGACGTGCGCGTCTAATCAATTTATCTGCCCAAACTAATCGTTTATGAAAAGCCGTATGCTCAGCCTTAACGCCATAAAGAAGTTCGTGCGCGTCAATTACCCAAAACGTCACTTCTGGCTTGCCATCAACGCTCATCACGGCGCTGCTGGTACGGCGGAACACAGCGCTACCATCGGCAGGCGGGCCAACTACAAGTTCACCGTCAAGCCCGTTGAGCCCAGCGCGGCCGAATATCTGCTGCACATAAGCATTCGGTATGAGTTTTAGATTCCTGCTCCACACCTGCCCGTGCTGCACCGTGGCGCGCACACCGTCCAGCTTAGGGCTTGCCAGCAGCGGGTAGAACAGCGTTGCCGGGTTAGTTACCTTGGCCGCGAGCATTGGTTTAAAGAACTGTAGTTTCGCCATGTTTGTTATGCCAATCGTTATGTCTTTCTAAATCAAGTTTATCTATCAACGCACCGCACGTTAAGCAGTTATAGATCATGCGAATTCCTGCTACAACACCAAAGTTAAACCGTTCTGTCACAGTGCAGGTTATAGGTGGTGGTATTTCAACGTACTCATGAAATCCAACCTGCTTCGGATTTTTGTGGATGCTGTTGTTTGGCGACATGTCGCACTTAGAACATTGGCCAATCATATCTTTTCCTTAAGTCGTGTCACGATTACGCCATGCCACGGACGGTGAAAGAAACTTTGGTGCTGTGCGCATAAATTGACTTTAAGTGTTACGATGCCAACCACGCGACAAAGGTTCGTTCTTGCGCGAACTGCGCAGCATCTAATAAGGCGCGCACCATTCCACGTAACAGCCGCGCATCCCGCTGTCATACACGCACCATCACAACCCAGCGCACGCAGCGCCAGTTCGCCTTCACCAGCCTGAACAGCCAACGCGGGCAGCCCTTGCGCCGATGCCATGCCTGCGCCTTACCCTGCAAGCGCTGAGCTATTACATATATAGGTTGCCCGCCGTGGTCGGTACCTATAGGTTCGAGCGGTATATCGCGGATGCCGTTGTTTCGCAGAACGGGTTGCTGCATTAAGTTTTCTCCTTGATTGTGTAGTATTGATGCAACCAGCCGATAAACCTATCAAGCGCGTCGCCATGTAATTCTGATGTTTCTTCCGGATCGTGAATGCCGTCTAGGTATTCTTTGATCAAATTTAACTGTTGCTTTTCTTGCTGCTCTTGTTCAATCTGTTCCTGCTCCGACTGGTTAGGCATTACTTCTTTTCCTTGTCGTTGCTGCGATTGTTGCGCGTGGTGCGATGCGTGCGCAGCAGCCCGCGCATGGACGTAATTTCCTGCTGGAAGAACTGCGAAACTGATTGCGACCGATTGTAGCTTTCAATAATACGGTTGAACGCAGTCAAGTCCCACATATACACAGGGGCAGACCTAGTAAAGCGCTGTTGCGCGCCGTCAACGATACTACTCAACAGCAGCCCGCTATCCATCCACTGGTGCAGTTGAGCTGAAGTTAAATGTACCGTGTTCTTAGACATGCGCGGCTCGTACTTTCTCTACGTTCGGTTTATCGCTTTTAAATCGACCGCTGCGCGTTGTTTCTACGACGAACGTGGTATGTGCATAGGCGCGCTGGGTGGCCAGATACTGCGACTTGCGATTAAACACTGGTCGCTTCTCATGGTCAACGACAGGTATCATTTCATTTTCGCAAAGCCAGTTGCGTTTTCCAAACTGGTCAGTCACCAGATACCCGTACTCATCACCGCGCCGCCAGTGCGTAATCATGGTAACGTAGCCTTCGCGCTGGCAGGCGCGCACTTCTCGCCGCCCTGTTTCTGGGTTAGCTGAAAGTGAAACCGTTACGCACGGCGTATTTTCGTGATGCTCATGTAGCAGGTAGGTAACAATCTGGAACATGCTGAATTGTGGTCGATTCACGAGCGTCCTTTCTTTATAAGGTCATTGAGTTTGTCGTTCAGATTTATAGTCAGTTTAGCCAATGCTTCAAAGAATTCGGCAATGGCTAGATTTTTTAAAGACTCGCCGCTAACACCTGCATCATACTTTTCTCTTATGCTTTTGTTTAGGTTTGGCATCAGTCTAACCCTCCTTGTGTTGGTAGTTACCTACCATTTCATTCCTTTTAATTTGACAACGAAAGCAGCGTACCCACCGAATTCATTTACAAAGGCGCGAATACGTTGTTCTTGTTTTGCAAATTCCTGCGTCGCATCTGTCTCAGCCTGCATCAATTCGCGTTTCAAACGTGCGACACGTTGAGCAGCAGTTTCGCGGGACTTACGTTGAGAAGTCCCATAACGAGCGCGAAATGCTCGTCTACGCGGACACTCTAGCAACCTTGCGATTGCCGAAATGTACCCTGTTAAACTTGTTTGCCGTTCTGCGCCTAAAGAGATACCGCAAAGTTCAGCAACATCCTTATTTTGCAGCGAATGGTCGTTGTAGGCTTCCCGAAAGGTTGCTAATTTATCGGGGTTATCAGTTATCCATTGACTAGCGCTCGTGCTCATTTGAATAGCTCCTTTATATCCAAGTTAATCAGCTCTTCATATACCTGCACCATGTACCAGCATTCAGGCATATCATCCAGCCATGCAGCGCCGCGTTCGTCTTCCATGAACTGGAACACAAGACTGCTGACTATGTGCATGTCTGGATGGTTGTAGCGTTCTCCCGTTGGCAAGGTGCGGCTTAGGTCGGCCTCAAGCACCGTAGCGGCCATGCGACGCAGCAGCGCCGTGTAGTCGTCCACAATCTGCTGGTTAAAACGCCGCACGCCTATCACGGCCAGCAGCACCACGGTCGGCAGCAGGTCCACGGGCAGACGTTCAACCTGCATAACCTGCCCAGCAGCCAGCGCCGTTATAAGGTTGCTGCGGTTGACCGGATTGTAGATGCCGCTAAGGAAGTGCTCGGTTTGCGGTGTCATATTAGTACTCGTAGCATCCACCCACGCATGCTTCCGGGTCTTTGCAGTAGCCATTGCATTTTTTGTTTGACTTTGCTTTTTTCGGCGTTTGAGTTGGCATCGCAATGCACTTGCGCAACAATACGTTCAAGTGCCGGATGGTTACGTTGTAACTTTCATTGCCGCGTGTCTCTTTGGCAAGACGCGCCACAAGCTGGACGGCTTTCTGTTTACCAAGTTCTTCAATCATGATGAAAGAAACCTTGGCGAGTGTGGCTTTACTTGCTGGCATGTCCCGTCCTCCACTTCATTCTAATAGCAATAACAACTTTCTCAGCCCGCCAGCCATCACGCATCAGTGCTTCTTTGCTCATACCTGTTCCCATCATGCGTGTTCTAGATACGTACCGCCACAAGGCAGCGCGGTCAGTAGCTACCGCGTATACAACACCAGCGGGCTTACCGGGCTTTGTACTGCGCCGTACGAGCATCCATAGATGACCTTCATCCATGATTCGCAGACTGCCTTCCACGTGCATCGGTTCTAGTAATTTTAGGTCATTTGCCACGGCGCACCGCCTGCTTGAATTTGTATTTGCGTAATTCAGTACGTAGGGGAAAGTGACCTTTAAGGTTGTCGTTCACAAAGTTCCGTACCGTGCGCGTAGAACGAAACCAAGATGTTATCAGCTCATCTACAGCCTGTTCAAGCGTTGATTCAGTGCTGGTCAATAGAATTTCAAAGTCCTTAGGGTCCCTACCATTGTAGCGCTTCAGGCTGGCGTAGAACTGTCCCGGTTCGTCGCCATTATACGGAAGAAAAGCAATTTGGATACCGGGTGACAGCTTGTCACGAGGGTAGAGTTCAGTTAAGGCTTGCAAGAACAGAGCCAGCTTACTCTGCTTCGCAGGTTTAGCACGACGCTTCTTTGCGCGCTGCATGTTTCTTACCTCGGTTGTAGGATTGATGCGCCTATTATACGCCTGTAACTACACAGATACAACAGGTTTGTTTATCAATCTGTAGTTCTCCATCATCTGGTAGTTCAACACCACGTCCTGATCAATATCCAGTGCCATACGCAGCAGCCACGGCAGATTAGGGATTGAATTCTGCGTTGTAATGTGATTGATGTTCTCCGTTGTGATTTGCTCGTGTTCCAAACTACGCAACGCCATGAAAGGTTGCATGGTTTGCGCAAACCCGCGCAGGAAGTGACATTCGTAACTGCGATCTGGATTTCCAGTTCGCACCTGCTTACCGTACACGGTGCAATAGTGTTGCCAATTCACAAACTCAACGCTGGTTTCTTCCTTGAACTCACGTATCTGTGCCTGCAACGGTGTTTCAAGTTTGTCGTAAGTGTACTTCGTGCATACATGCTTCAGCATATGTCTATTTTTATAGCACTCAGTACAGCCATAGGGTTGATTCGGCATATAGCGCAGCATGTGTACACTTTCAATATGAAAGCAATCACCACACAACCTTTCAATCTTGCCGCCGATACCGTTCAGCAGACCCGCTTGCCATGCTGGTTTCTGCTTGCGCACCAGCGCCACCAGCATCAAGGGCTTGTGAATAAGAAAACCGCAGACGTTAAGAAAACCGCAGACGTAGTTCATTCAAAACAACCTTTCAAATACATGAAACACAAGTCTGTCAAATAAAACCGTGCCTATGTATTGTTTCTTGATAATAGGAGCTATTGGATGCCCGGTGCCGCGTATCTCAAAATGTCTATGCTCCTTTGTTTTCTCTAGTGGATCAACTTCAGCCCACACGCAAACATCGCCAGCCTGCGTATTTACATGCAAAATCTTCGCGCCCATCGGCATGTCAATCGTTTGCGAATCAGCAACCTTCAATGTGAATTTCCAGATTGTTGTCATTGCTCTAACTCCTTGATAGCAGCATAGATTGCCAGTACCACATCGGCGACAGCGCCGCTGCACGTCCAACCTCGACTTCGTACAAAATACTTGGTCTTAAGTATATTGAAGATTTGCTTCAAACTACCAAGTTCTTCTTCCTGTTTTGTCATTTCGCTCCTCCTACAAAACCCGGCATACGTTCAACCGGGTTGGCTGCTTCTACATTGTTATTGCGCAGTACCACTTCAATTCCTCTGTATCGCGTGCGCGTGCCTCGTTTAAGATTCCAGCGCAGCGCATCAACGTCAGTACCATACAACTTGCCAAACGGCAACCAGTCTTTAACTTCATCGTTCCACACTTCAATCGTACGGTCTGGCCCGCGTCTCATCATACGCACCCTCTTCCTTCGCATTTCGCGCATGCGCTGCGGTTAGATTTCTTAAAATCGGAATTCGTCTTACCTTTACCGTTGCAGCTAGAGCACCAGCGCAGCCCGCCAAGTTGCAGCTTAGTATCGTACGTCTTGCGCAATGCCCTATCGCGCAGTGTTGCTCGCGCCTCAGTAAGCTGAGCGAACTGTACTGTAGCTTCACATACCGGGCATCCACGCTGTCGCCCACCTGCTACACAGTCAGCATGCGTGCGCCGTGCACCAGCCCATTGAAGCACTTTGTCTGGATGTAATTTTTCAGCCAGCTCTTTGAACCGCGCTTCAATCTGCTCTAGTGTGGCCGCTACAGGTACGCCAAGCAGCCCGTAGTAAGTGGTTGCGTACAAGGCGGATTGTATGTGTGTAGTTTTGCCTGCTTGGCGTGCGCCGCCGAACTTCATCGCAGCACCCGCGCTCGTATGTAAGTATCGTGAGGTAGATTCAACGGCAACGGCTCCCACGTCTTGCCGTTGTCAAAACTGAATTCAAGCACACTGCCTTCAGGCCAGTACAATTCTGGTACTTGCGGTTTACCATCTACCGCAACACTTAGTCGCGTAACGGGTGAAGGTTTTTCTAACTGCGTTCTGGGCCAGACTGCATACATAATGGCCGCACATACCAGCACGGCCAGCGCCAGCGACCATCCCCAACTATTTCTTTCCGATTGCATCTTGCAATTCCTTTCGTCGTTTGGCAAGTTTGATTTTCATTGTATACCAGCGTTCAATGCTGGCATGCGCTACCGACACCGCTGCGTAGAACAAGAACCCAGCACCGAAGGTGTAATGCAGCGCGCTGACTAGGTACTGCAAAGGCTTGTCGGTCATTTCAGCTCCACGCAGGTTGCGTTCACAAAGCGATCATGCCAGTAGTTCGCTTCCTGCGTAGCCTGCTGAGCTACCTTAACTCCCTTATGTAGTGTAAACAGCAAAAACACCAACAGGATTGTACCTAACACAATAATAAGTGGTTTCATTCAAAACCTATCCTTTCCTGCTGAACGCTCCGCCGCGGAATACACTCAGCATTCTACCCATGATCTTACCGAACTTACTGCGCTGTGCAGCGGGCTGCTTCAGCTCTTTCTTCGCCTGCTGACGCTCTGTGTCCTGGCGCTGCTTGGTTGTGTTGTCAAACAAAGTTTGCAGGAAGGCACGCTTGCGCGCTCCAGGTGCTTCGCTCTGTTGGTTGTTGTAGCTGCCATACTTGCGAGTCTGCGCACGCCTGCGCTTAACAGCGCCGATGCGCGGGCTGGTGTTACATACGTTTGTACTCATATCCCTCCATAGATTTGTGTGATGGCGAACATTGTAGTTACAAAGTTACACGAGGCGCAAGTAACAAGTTAGCTAACCTGCGCCTTTCGGGTTTAGATTGTTGCGCTCGCTCCACGGACGGTAATGGTGCAGCTTGTTGCGCGTCTGCTTGGTCATAGGTTGCGTGAACAGCGCTGTTCTACCTTGGCTATGGTTATCTGGGTCAGTCCATGTTTCAAATTCGACCTTTAGATTAACCAGATTGCCGCATACAGCTTCTAGTTGCTGCTCATCAGGCAAACCTACGATGATCACGTTCGGATGGCCGTTAGGTCTGCTGCCCGAGGTGAATGCTTCTGCTAAGGGCATATTGCGCACCATATCGACGCCTGCTTCAATGGCGGCATGCGCCACGGCAACAAGCTGCTCCCAGTTGAACAAGTCCTGCCGCACAAAGATAAATACATATGCTTCATCAAGATTCATAGATTCTCCTTTAAAACATACCAGCGATGCGCCCGCAATAGTAGCGCCACGCATCATCTATTTCTGCTATGTGTTCCGGGAACACAGCATAGTAGGTAATCAACCGCAAAGCAAAAGCCAACGAAGACAAGTAACCTCGCATTCGTTGCTCAGCCTTGAGCCTATCCATATGCGTAGCAAACAATAGATACTCCTCTTTATTTTGCTGTATGCGCAGCGCACCAATACCGATCATGGTTTAATCACTCCCGCCCTAATTTCCTCAATATACTTTTCAAGATAGTGTTGCGCCTTCTCAAGGTCTTGCAGCCCATTCTTAAACTTCCACCGCTCCACGTATTTGGTGATCACGCCCTGGAAGTAATCAAATTTCTTCAGCGCCGCGTAATCCCAGTGCTGCATCTCAGAACCGTGCACACGGTAGTGATCGCCACCCACCTGCCTCGCATTCGCACCCTCTTTGTGGTCATACTGATCAGATGGTCTGTTCGCTGATTCAATCTTAACGGTGATGGGCTCTTTCCTGTCCATGATGCTGAGTATAGCCGCGTCTAACTTCTCTGCTGCGATACTGTGATACTCATGCGATCCATGTGTCTGCTGCGCCAGCATTTCTTTAGCAGCTTCAAACAATTCACGTACTTGGTTCTCTGTGGCGTTCAATGGTATCTGTGTCATGGTTTCTCCTTGGCCGCCTTGTATCTGCGTTATCCCTTCCCAACAGTAGTCCCACTCATCGCACAGATAGTCAATCGCATCAAACTGCCGTGCCGTGGGTCGAAGTGTTCTGTCCTTGCGCCGTATAATACCCTTGTCGTCAATAAAGTTGTCGCCCAGCACATTCCACGCCTGCACATCCCCTTCAGGAAACTTCGCTCGTAGCCTTTCACTTGCTTGTGGCATGCTTCTCCTTTAACCTAGATTTATGCTGCACTTCGTGCAGTGACTATACATAAACCCGCCATCGTCGATGTGTGGGTTGCAGTTCTGCTGTGCTACAACCAACTCATCTCGGATTTCTTTATGCTTCTGCTCCAGTGCTTGTTCTAGCGGCGGTATTTCTTGGTCTAGCCGACGGCAGTAGCGTTGCCACGGCGTTTCATCAACAACAGCCTTAACAGTTATCGCCAATTAATCCAACCTCCTATCCGGTGTCATTTGCTTTACCTTGTTCTCAAGTTTATCAATTCTACTTTCTACAATCAGAACACCGATGAACGTACCAATCGTGAAAAACGATAATACGATTAACCACGTGTAAGCCCATTCCATTAGAATTTCTCCTTTAATCGTACATTTCTTCGTACGTGTTTTTCCTACGCAACATGCGACACGTCTGGCATTCGTGTAGATGCCAGTACAGGCGCGTGCATTCTCCATCTTTAGTAATGCACACTTCATTACCTTGTGATCTCACAATACGCTGCGCTAGTTCGCACAAATCAGATTTCATTAGAACTTCTCCTTCTTCACGTTCTTCACTCCAATCGCCCGCTCCCTGTCGTACAGCGCACCGACTTCCGCGGGCTTCATCTTAACCAGCTTGGCAATGTCGCCGCGCAATACCCACAGCCGCTGATGCCCGCTTATCTCTGTGCGCACGCTGGCACCTTGGTTCGCCTGCACCAGCCCGCTCCGGCGCAATTCACGCGCCATGCCGTTTGTCGTTACCTTTGTCTTACCGTCAGGGTCGTACAAGGCGCGCAGCTCCTCGCTGGTAAACAAGGTGTGTTTCAGTTTCAAATCACCCAGTCGCAGCACGCGGTCGGGCTCCAGCTTCAGGCGCTGGCACCACTGGCCGAGGTCGCTCTTCCCGGCATCTATCATGTCTTTTTTACTTTGTGTGGTGGGAGCGTGCGCGCTGGGATTAAACCCTGTAAGGTCTAGGTTAAGAAGATGATGGAACAGGTAAGACGCACCGCCAGTATCAAGCCACTGGATGTATCCTTTGTAGAATTCCTCGGTCTTAGGCTCAGTACTTCGTACCTCGTGTACAAAGAACCGCCTATCCGCATCCTCGAGGAAGAAAGCATCTGGGTGATTGGATGTGAAGTAGTAATTGATGCAATCAGGAACGGTATAACTGGGAACATACTTTGGATTCAACCTTATCGCTTTCTGCGTGATCATCGACTTCATACGATCCGCCGTGTTGCGCTTGTCGCCGCCTGTGATTTCATCCGCCATCACGAATTGCTTGTGCTCAGCCCATTCGTTGTGGGTACTGTACAGGTCGCGGTCACCAATCTCAGTAGCATTACTGCCGTAGATTTTAAACATGGTGGTGCCTACCAGCGTCTTACCCGTGCCCTGTAGTAATCCCCACATTACAGCAGCGCTGTACAACTTAAAGCCCGGATGTTGCAGCGGGTAAGCAAGCCACTGCTCAAACCAAGTGCGGGCAGCATGGTCAATGCCGCTGAACAGATAGTCCAGCAACTCCAACCACGGGCGAATGGTGCTTGGGCTGCTGGTTACGGCAGGCTGCACTCCCCATCCGGGCCAGCAGTTAAAGCTGCCTGCTACAACGCGGTCAGCTCCGGGCAGGTACGTTGCTCGCACCACCTTACTGCGGTGCTTCCACTTCAGCCATTCACGCGGCGCGCTTTTCTCTGTTACCTTTACCTCATCATCCTTGCCAATCTTGTGCTCGTAATATACGCGATCGCTGTAGGCGTGGTCGGTAAAGGCACGGCAACTAAGGCGCTGCAAGGTGTCAAGGCGTACAATCAAACCCGGATCTTCTACGTACAATACCTCCTCGTTCAGGGTAAGCAGTTCCTGCGCCGCTGCGAACTCAACCGCGTTGTGCACCACAATGTCGCTTTGGAACGCTTCCACGCCACGGTCCACTATGTAATCGTCCAGCCCGGTTTTAGCCTCGCTGGCAAGGCTGGGCAGGCGCACTATATAAGGTACGGCGCCAAGGGTCTTAAACAGCTCGCGGGCCAGCGCGTTTTCTGCCTGTACAACGTTTGGATTCGTCATCGCATCGCTGTCGTACACAATGTATACAATGCGATCCTTCCAGTCTATCCAGTTAAAGGCAGGCAGCAGCGGCAAAGTCTGCGCCTTGCTCTTAAAGCACCACACACCACCTAAGCCCATACAGGCAAGACCTTCCTTGCAGGCACAGGCAGCCTTGATCTCACCTTCGGTTATAAATATAGGTATGGCAGTGTCGCGGGCTATTACGGGCCACGGCGCGAGGGGAGGCAGGTAAACTTCATTCAAACTCTTGGCGGGCTGCGCATAGCGCAACTGCTTGGCTGTAATGCTGACCAGCGCGTTGAATCCGCTCTGCACTTCTGCGCCTTCAAGATAGCGAAAGCGGAAGAAGGTAGTGGGTTTGCCTTGCAGGTCGAAATAAGGTATGCGAAAACCTGCCCGGTATACAGGCAAGCTGTCCAACGCTGCGCACTGCACGGCGGTAAGCGCTTGCAGCTTTAAACGCTGGGCATCCTTGGCATCAAGCCCGCTGTGCTTCAACTTTTCCAACATGGCAGCCTGCACGGAGGCAACACTGGTGAATTTACTTCGCACCGTTTTGCCTGCGGACACAGACACACCATTGCTAACAATAGGCATGGTCGCGGTGTCCTTGTATTACTTGGCTGGGCTGGAAACGTTGGTTCCTACACGGTTCTTATCACCATATATAATCTGGTGCTGATACTGCTCCATCTCTCGCTCATAGGCTTCCACGCCTAGTGCCACAAGGAAGTACACAAAACTGTGTCGGCTAGGTTTGTACTTGGCTGGGTTTACCAGCGCTGCGCGGCACTGGCGCAGAAAGTCGTTGGCATGCTTAACGCCTTTAGCGCGTGCGATGGTCTGGGCTTCTTTAAACTGCGCAGGTGTAACTCTAGTAGCGCGTGGTGCGTAGTAGTGCAGTTCTTGCAGCTTATAAAGGTGCTCGTCGATGCGAATGCGCAGCTCGTCGTTGAACTTGAGCAGCACATTGGCATTATCACCTATCTTCATATCGCTGCGGAATGGCTTTTTCTCGGGTACTAAAGGTACAACGGCGGGCGCTACTTCGGCTGTCTTCTTCGCTTTCTCTACCCACTGCTGTTGTTTGCGCTTGCTAAGCTGCGCGGATTTTGGCACGTTTGCGTGTCCTCAGTTCTATAAATTGTTCGCTCCACTTACTTACAGGTGCGGGCAAGTAGTAAAGCATTTTATAACCCGGAAGCGCAAGTGAGAGGTTTGTAATTGTACAATTTGCGCAGTGTACACACGGTAGATTGCAGTTTTGGACATGGTAACGGTATAGTGTACGCGCAAAATTGTACAATCCGCCGTGAACAAAGCGCATTACGGCAAATAATGTGCCGCAAATCTCTGAAGGTGTTTGTCATATTGCGTTCGTCTAACCGGGCTGTTTACGCAGGTGCGCAGTGGTGCGCGCTCGGCACATGGGCATTTAATGCGTGTATTGTACGCGGTGTTTCGCAGTAGCGGCTGGGCATGCAGGTATAGAGTGCTCAGTGTATACGCTGAGTGCTTGCGGCACATTTTATGCAAAACGTGCTCAAACTCTATGTGTACAAAACACCTATTTCTTATTTACATGTATCTTTTATAAATAAATACACATATTTTCTAACAATATAGTTTGCGACCAAAAATAGCATAATGTGCCGCACGATATCGTTAACGATCACCAACGATAGTTTTCCCGACCATTTCAGTAATCTCTTTGTCACTCTCCGTTCCGAGATGCTTGCACCGCGCAGACCTGCACTGCCATAATGCCGCGCATGGCGAAAGCAAACTCGCTTCCCAGTTTCCCGTTCGTTGATGACAGAGTTCATCCTCTCGGTGGACGAGACTTCCGGAGAATGAGCGTCAAGGAACTGCGTGGTCTATTGCCCGATAATCTCTACATCCTGAACGGCACGGAAAGCGAAGGTGCGCTGGCCGTGCTCATGTCGTTTGACACGTTCGTGCATCTACAGCAGCTATTGCAGAACAGATGACACTATGCAGCGCCACGATCTTAGCAGCGTTGGATATTCATGGATTCGACGGGGGAACTCTGGGTTCGTGGTGCTGTGTAGCGTCATTCTGCTGGCAGGTTGTGCAAAGCGTAATACTAGCGTGCACGTACCGCACGTGAATGACACGATAGAGATTCGCAATGTACATGGTGCCTGCACTACGTATTGCTTAGTGCACCATGTTCAGTTTGATGCGCGAACAGGTCGTCAGGCTATTGTGTGTAAAGATGCTAACTGAAAGGAGGGGCGATTATGCGTGTTTTTGCATTACTTGATAGAGTGCTAAAAAACAAATGCCAAAAACAACGTAGTGCCGATGGTGGCTGGCGCGGAGCAATTCGCGATGGCTGCCTAGGTTCAAAGCAGGGCTGGCTTCGGCTGGCCCTGTTCCATTCCCTTCAGTGGTTATTGACACGCGCTCCCCGAGCAGCGTTTTGCGCCGCTGCTTTTCTGGGCGTGTCTGCGGTGAGCCGAGCGTGTGGCGTGGTGAACCATGCGCCCGGTTCACCTACAAAGATTCCAGCGCGTATGATGCGCGGAGAGATTCCGCGATGCCTTCTTCCGCGTGCTTCGGCCATGAAACAAAGCGCTGGAACCTATTAATGCCAAAGAAACCTAAAATCGTTACGAACGACCCGCTGGTGGCAGCGACAAAGCAGCGCCATATAAAGCGAATGAAGAAGCAATCGCGTGAAGCGACGAAGCGTAATCTACCTGCCAAGGGCTTGGAGTATGGCACCACACGCGAGGCACGGCGCACGTTGCCCGCTGAAAGCTGTAAGCACTTGCCGGGTCGCAATTCAAACATCAACATAAGAAACATCACAGCAGCGCAGAAGAAAGCTGTCGCCGCGGAATGGGTTAAGGACTTCAACTTTAGCGCGACCGCCGTGCGCGCAGATATTAAGCGTGGCACGCTGTGGAACTTGTTGCATCGTGATGCTGAGTTCATGGGTATTGTACGTGAACTGAGCGGCGCGATCGCAGAAGAAGTAGGTATGGACGCTAAGGAAACGCTCTTGGAAGCCAGCCGTGTCGCGCGAGGCAACATACTAGACTACTTTGAATGCGACGATGATGGTGATTTGAAGTTAACGCTTGCTTCTGTAACACGCGGTAAGATGGCCGCTGTGCGCAGCATTGAGTATGAGGAATGCTGGCAAGGACGAGGTGAGGATCGTGTACTCGTTCGCAAACCCAGAATTACCATGCACAACAAGAATGAGGCGTTGAAACTTGTAGCGCAGATCAACAAGATGTTGGGCGATACTCTGCCCGGTGGAGCTCCAGGTTCTATGCCTCCGCCCGCCATTATCGTTAAGTTCACTAACGACGAGGTAGTAAAACTGTAGATGGCAGCACTCGCACAACCCGTTATCAACTACAACCAAGTCCAAGGCTTGGAGATAGTGTACGCACCAGCGTTTAAGCCGTTGTTCCGTGCGCGGCGCTATAAGGTTCGCTGGGGAGGACGTGGTGGTGCGAAGAGTTGGAGTTTTGCCCGTGCCTTGATTACCATCGCGCATGGCAAGCGTGTTCGCATATTGTGCACGCGTGAATTGCAGAACAGTATCAAGGATAGTGTGCACCGCTTGCTCGTAGACCAGATTGACGCGCTGGGTCTGCGCCCGTGGTTCATCATAATGCAAAGTGGTATTGTGAGCACGGTAACAGGCAGTGAGTTCATATTCAAAGGGCTGCGTCACAACAGCAATGAAATCAAATCTACCGAAGGCATTGACATAGTTTGGGTTGAGGAGGCACAGCTTGTCAGTGATGAAAGCTGGGAAACGCTCATACCCACGATTCGTAAGGAGAACAGCGAAATTTGGATCAGCTTCAATGCTATCGAGAAGACTGATGCTACTTATCGTCGTTTTATACCTCAATGCCATACGTGCGATATTGATTTTGAAACTGTTGCTCTGGCCCATGTACACGAAGATGCACATGCTGCTGAAGAGAAACCGCACAAGGTAAGTTACCCGCCTCCTGACTGCGATGTACAGAAAGTAAACTGGAACGCGAACCCGTGGTTCCCCAAAGTTCTGAACGAAGAACGCCTGTATATGCTGAAGAAAGACCCGGTCGCTTATGCGCATGTATGGGAAGGCAGTACGCGCATTATCGGCGATGCGGTAATCTTTAAGAATCACTACGTTATAGAACCGTTTGATACGCCAATGCATCCCAGTCCGCGGTTCTTCCATGGCTTGGATTTTGGCTTCGCCGATGACCCGTGCGCTTTGACGCGCAGTTTCATTACTACCAACGACGATAGAAGCGAAGACCTTTGGATTGACCGCGAGTGCTACCACCACCACTTGGAACTAGACCAGATGCCCGCGAAGTTCGACGCGGAAATGCCGACTGCGCGGAAGTGGCCTATTAAGGCGGACAACAGCCGACCGGAAAGCATCAAGTTCTTAAAGCGTCGTGGATTTCAAATCAGCGCAGCGGAGAAGTGGGCAGGCAGCATAGAGGACGGCATTGCTTTCCTCAAAGCCTTCCGGATGATACACATCCACCCGCGCTGTGAGCACCATGCTATTGAAGCACGGCTGTACAGCTACAAGATTGACAAGAAGCAGATCAAGGAAGATGGTAAGCCCGTAATTCTACCTGAGCCCGTGGATGCGTGGAACCACTGCTGGGATGCCGACCGCTATGGGCTTGACGGTCACATCCACAAAGGCGCGAGTCAAATCTGGGCTAACTTAGGGAGGAAGTAAATGGCTGACGTAAAAGAAAAAGCAATATTGCATACGAACGAACAAGGTGTGGCGCAGCGCAAGCACCTTGCAGCGCGGTTAACAGACGCGGAACTATTCGCAATCATAGATAGTTATCGCGAAGGACGTGATGATAGTGCAAGTACCACTGACGCGCTGTTGGCACAACTGATTCTTACACACCGAGGACACTGATATGTCACATCCACGCAGAAAATCAACGTTAGGGCTACGCACCAAAGACACAGACAACGCCATGCGTCTGTTGATTACGCAAGCGCAGGACATACCGATCAACGTGAAGGACAGCGCACCTAATCGCCACTTGATGGAAACGTTCTGGGCTTGGGTTGATCATCGCACTAAGAAAGTAAAGAAATGAAAATAATTGTTAACCGCGACATCAGTACACCACGCTCATTGACGTCAATCGTCAAAGCGATACCGTTGTTGCGTCCTGAGCAAGCATGGCAGTGCTACGGGCTTGAACCATTCTGGGATCCTACGGAGACCATCAAGCCTCGTGCCATATTGCCCGGTACTTACAGCATCAAGCTGCAATGGTCACCGAAACGTCAGCGCATCGTTCCGTGGCTGCTTGATGTAAAGAACTTCGACGCAGTTGAGATTCATTGGGGAAACTTTGAGTTTGTACATGAAGATGCGCAGGGCAAATGGCATCTACCTGACAGCGACGCTTGCTTGGTAGTAGGTGCGCAACGCGGGCTTGATAGTGTGCTGGTCAGTATGCCGACTTTTGACCACATCTTTACCATGATCTACGATGCTGAGCAGGCGGGTGAAGATAACACCATTACTTACATTAACGCATGGGAGGGACAAAATGCCTAGCGGGTATGTTCTTGTCGCTGCTGCTGCGATTGCGCTTGTCTACTACGGTGGAAAAACCGTGTACACACACGTCGGGAAACCTGTCAACCACGCGGTATGTCGCGCCGTTACGCTGGGTCACAAGTGCAAACCGAAATCCAAGATTAAGAAGCCTGTAGTTGCTGTCTACTACCCGGATCAACAGGTGCAGAAATGAAACCGCAATATCTCATCACCAATCGCGCTTTTACTACGCAGAACGGCGCTGTGCACTTCGGCACAGATCGCAATGCCAAGGGTTTAAGCTACTGGACGAAGAGCGATCTTCATGATTGGCAGCAGTCGACGGCCAACGACTTCGCGCAACTGGCTGGTCCGTTCTGCGTATTCGCACATGGCTTTAATAACGATGACCATAAAGCGACAGACATGGGCAAAGTCATCGCGGATGGATTGCCTGACTACATCGTAGTTACGTTCGATTGGTACAGCGACGGTAACGTAATCGCGTATGAACAAGATCGTGTGCATGCACGAGACAGTGCGCAGGATTTTTTGGATGCGTTGCGCCTATTACGTCGCGTTAAACCTGCCTGCGTAATCGCGCACAGCATGGGAAACTACCTTCTGCAATGTGCACTGGATGCGCAGGTTGCCTATGCGAACAGTGCAGGTACGACCAACATCATACATCGCGCTGCGCTGGTGGCCGCTGATATTGACTTCACCGCATTAAAAGACAGTGCGTTCGCTACGCTTGTTCAACGCGGTGTGGTGTTCTACTGCACCATGGATGGCGCGCTGCTGGCGAGCAGCCAACTGCATGAGCTGGAGTTGCAGGGTATCGCACGGCTGGGTTTGCTTGGTCCGGAGAAAGGTAGTCTGCCAGTCGAGTGGGAGCAGCACGATTGTACGATGCGCTTGCTGCACCACGTTGAGTTGATAGGCAAGCACAGTGCGTATTTCTTTGAGTCGTGGTTCTATGAGACGGTGAAGCAGTTCTTCGGGGAGGCGTGATGGCTGCCAAGGTTCATCCACATGGTGCGACGAGGCTGGCATTTCATTGTCCGGGTTGTAAGCACGCGCATGAAATAAGAACTGTGCGAGAGAATGGACCGCAGGATTCGGTATGGGAGTGGAATGGCAGCTTTGACAAACCAACGTTCAAGCCTAGTGTGCGCGTAACCAGCAGCGCAGGCGTATGCCACTTCAATATCAACGACGGTGAGTTTAACTACCACCACGATACTACGGTGCACGCGCTGCGCGGCAAAGTTCCTATGGAGGATTGGGAATGAACTACTCTTTGAATGCTGACTTTCGTGCTGTGTGCGACCGCCTGCGATGGCAGTGGGAATCGAACCACATTCTATGCGCTGTCAATGAAGCGCTTGCAAAAATCTGGGGGAACGCATGAAACATCAGGCTCAGGTAGGGTTGCCCGCGGATCGCGGTATCATCGCTGACTTAGCGATCTGCCATAGCTTCAATATATGGCAAGAAGCGCAGGCAATCGTTGATGCCGAGACACCTGTTGAAGCAATGGTTGAGTGGACCGTAGAGCAGTGGCGGGATTACTGGGTTAGTGTGCGGCAGGTTTATCTATGTCGTGGCGGACTGCTAGTGCATACCTTGAGCTGGGAAGAGCAGGTTCACTACTACAGTGAAGGTTGTGAACTGAACAGGGGGATTGGGCATGCCTAACGATGGCAAACAAGTAACTTTACAGAGCGGTTGGGGTTACTGGGATTTAACGCACTATCCCTATGGTGGCGATTTTCACCGCTTATCAATGAATACAACTGCTGAAATCATAGGTGAAGGTTCAAATGGTACAGAGGTCAAAGTTAGATTATCGAATGGTACCGTAGCTATTATCAAAAAGGCAGCTATTGTGGAGGATATGAAAAAGGACAGTGTCTACAAACCCGTTGGCACGTTTGCTGATCTACGCAGACAGGCGGGTAACGACGTTGCGGCTAAGTTTAGCGTCGGGCAGGAAGTAGAACTTAATGCCGCTGGTATGCCGATGGCTTATAAGGGCGATAAAGTAAAGATTATCGCTGTTGAAAAGTCAGATGTTTGGGCAGGCGGTAACAAGGCGTTCGGCGTGCGCCCTAAGAAAGAATCAAGTTATCGCTATCAAGTGCAAGGTTCTAAAGGTACTGGTTGGGTCTACGAAGAAGACTTGGATTAATCTATGCCCAAGAACAGCATTTATAAATCGATTGGTTCGTTCGCTGATATGCGGCGCGCTGCTGGTGATGCTTCCAAAGAATCGCCTAACCGTATAACGCGCGATGCCTTTTTGTTTCTAACGCCAAAGAGCGAAGCACAGAAAGAAGATTTTGCTCAATGCGGACCGTGCCGCATGTTTGTGCCAGAGGCAAATCTTCAAGGCAAATTTAATGGTGACCGATGCATCATACACGGTTCTCACGTGGATTTGGACGACGATGATTCGTGTGGCTTCATGCTACCTTGGCCGACTCCGAACGGTAAGCCAGTTGAGCAGGTTGTAAAAGACCATGCTGCCGAATTACTGAAGATAATACCGGGCTCAGTCACTGCGAAAGAGTCAGGGTTGGTGTCGCGCAGGGTTCAGTGCCATCGGTGTTTCTTTGCTATAGAAGGCGCGACGGTATGCAATCTATATCGTATGCTAAACACGACATTTCCAGAATATTTTAACCTGGACGAAAAGGTAACACCGAATTCTTGCTGCAATGCGCAGGAACTAAAGTAAATACTTATGCCCAAGAACAGCATCAAAGGCGCTGCGAACGCGGTTAAGCGTGAAGACGCAAAACTGCGCCGTGCGGTTATGGACGCCAAGACACCGGGTAAGAAGCTGTCGCCTGCTTTCCAGCGGGTCACCATGGACAGCTTTCAAAATTTCGCGGCGCAACTTGGTATCGGCACAGGAAACCTCACCAGTTTCAACACCTATGGCTTCAATCCTATTACGCGCATCCATACGCTGTTGGAGTGGATTCACCGCGGAAGCTGGATTGGTGGCGTAGCGGTAGACATTGTCGCTGATGACATGACGCGAGCAGGCATCAGCCTTAAGGGTAACATTAAACCTGAATCGATTGAGAAAATCAACGCAGAAGCTACTCGCCTCGGTATCTGGTCGGCTATAAACGACACTGCAAAATGGGCGCGCCTGTTTGGCGGATGTATCGGCGTACTGCTAATCGATGGGCAAGATCCCAGCACTGAGTTCCGCATTAAGACGGTAAGCAAGGAGCAGTTCAAAGGCATATTGCCGCTGGATCGCTGGATGGTAGAGCCAGACCTCACCAATCTGGTTAGTCAATTCGGTCCGCAACTAGGGATGCCTCCTCGTTATCGCGTTACCAGCGACACGGCACCTGTATTCCGCGGGAAGTGGATTCACTATACGCGCTGCATTCGCATGGAAGGCATTCGTTTACCCTATTGGCAGCGCGTGATTGAGAATCTTTGGGGATTAAGTGTTCTTGAGCGCTTGTATGACCGCATGACCGCCTTTGATGCCGCCAGCACCGGAGCAGCGCAACTGCTGCATAAGTTGCACCTGCGCACCTATAAGATTGAGGATTTGCGCAGCAACATCAATCAGGGCGGCGATTCTATGACCGGGCTGCTCAAGTACGTGGACATGATGCGCAAGTTCCAGTCCATTGAAGGTATGACTTTGATGGATAAGGATGATGAATTTGAAGTGCAGGGCAGTACGGCTGTCGGTGGTGTTGCTGAACTAATGACACACTTCGGGCAGCAGATTAGCGGTGCGCTGCAAATACCTCTTGTCAGGTTGTTTGGGCAATCACCTATCGGGCTAAACGCTACGGGTGAGAGCGACCTGCGCATGTACTACGATGGCATTTATCAGCAACAGGAACGCTACCTGCACGAGCCCATCGCCACGGTATATCGCTGCATCGCGCAGTCGCTAGGAATCAAGTTACCTGATGACTTCGATATTCGCTTCAACCCATTGTGGCAGCTTATGGAGAAAGAGAAGGCAGAGATCGCGCAGGTTGTAACGACCGCTGTCACCACGGCGCAAGAAGCTGGGCTTATTACACAGCGCACCGGGTTGCAGGAACTGCGCCAGTCCAGTGAGACAACGGGCGTATTCAGCAACATCACCGACGATGACATCGCGGCTGCTGAAATTGAATTACCGCCGGGTCTACCTGTTGAAGAGGAAACGGCTGCGATTCGGGCTGGTGGCGGCAGTGCAGAAGATGCGGAGTTTCAAGACCCTTTGGTAGAAGGTAAGACTGCCCGCGAATGGTCAAATGAAATGACACGGTTGCGCGACATCAAACCGCGTCCCATTGAAAAGTTGTACGGCACGAATGGACCGACGACAGAACAACTTGAAAAATGGAAGTCTGATATGCGTGAGTGGAATAAGTTGTATGGCCGCGTATCCAGAAATCAAAAAGTTGCGCTACAACTAAGCAATGAAGCATTTCGTAAGTGGAAGGAACGCGGCGGAACCTATGATGCAGCACACACCAGCGCGGGTCAACTTGCATGGCACCACGACCTTCAAGTTGTGATTGAGAACCCGGCAGGTACGGAGCGTCGTGGTTATGGTTGGGTTGCCAAGATGCCCGCTGATTATGGCTATGTGCGCCGCGTTGATGGTGCAGACGGCGACGCTCTGGATTGTTACATAGGCCCAGCGCCGGAAAGTTCGAATGTCTTCGTTATTAATCAACGTCGTTTGCAAGACGGCGCGTTCGATGAACATAAGATAATGCTCGGCTACCACAGCCAGGAAAGCGCGATTGAGGATTACGTGCTGGGCTATACCGATGGCAGTGGGCCGAGGCGAATGATGGATTGTATTGCCACCAGCATGGATGAGTTCAAGGAATGGATGAAAGACGGAGACCATACCAAGCCCTATGCTCGTTCTTGATACAAGACGACAAGACGCAGTACGAGCGAGGCGCGTAGCCCGTGAACGTTTTCTGCGAGCGCGCAAAGTAGCACAGGAATTTGAGAGTCAGCTTGCAGCCGTCGGCCGCAACATCGGTCATTTGATTAAGGGCTTCGCGCCGCATGGTTATGTTCCGTACGAGCGACGCGTTGAACTACACGTAGCGTTACAGCAATACAGCGCCGTGCTGCGACCGTGGGCGACCGCTGTAACGGCGCGTATGCAGAGCCAAGTAAGTCAGCGTGACACGGCAGCGTGGGAAGAACTGGCGCGTACGATGGGTCGCAGCTTGCGTAGAGATCTGCTGGGCGCGCCTATTGCTGAGGCGCTGCGCAGCAAGCTGAGCGAGCAGGTGGAATTGATCAGCAGTTTGCCGCTGGAAGCTGCGCAGCGCGTGCAGGAATTGACGGTGCAGAATGTGTTGCAGGCGGGTCGTAGTGATGAGATCGCTGCTGCCATACTGCGCAGCGGGCAGGTCGCGGCTAGTCACGCACGGTTAATCGCGCGCACAGAAGTAGCGCGCACGGCCAGCCTATTGACGCAGGTGCGCGCCGAGTACGTTGGCAGCGAGGGTTACATCTGGCGCACTAGCGATGACGGCGTTGTGCGACCGCTGCATAAGAAATTAGAAGGCAGATTTATTAAATGGGATAAACCGCCTATCGCTGGAGAGAACGGCGAGCGGGCGCACGCGGGCCAGATCTATAATTGTCGTTGCTGGCCTGAGCCTGTAATACCAGATGTTGTAATAGACTGGCTGCGCATAGCAGCCTGAGGAGGAAGTAAATGCTTCGAAAAGTAATTGCAAGTTCATTGCTATGTGCAGCGCTGTTCGGTATGCTGTCTGTACCCGTTCAAATGGCGCAGGCGCAAAGTGGTGGAAATTTCCAGACGTCAACCGTTATCTACAGCCCGCCCGCAACAACCATCGTAGCGACTTGTACTACCACGGGTTGTCCTACGTTTGTTTTGTCAGGTGGTTTCTGCACGGCAACTCTACGCGTTGCTGGGTCTACAACCATTAACGTAGTGGTGAAAGTCAGTAATGATGGTGGTGCCAACTATAGCCAGATTACACCTTTGGTCGTAGGTGTGGCCGCGAACGGCACTATCACCACCAACGCTATCGCTTCTAACGGTTTGTATTCTATGACTATCGCAACTATGAACCGAGTGCGTCTTGAAGTCGGCACACTTACCGGAGCCAGCGCGACCTTTAAGCTGGTATCTACTGGCAACTGTATCTCGCAGGCGTTGTAAAGGGATAAACCATGCAGTTCTACACGGTTGAACAACTCGGCCCGAAGCGCAGCTTGACACCTGACGGTTTCTTGCTATGCGAAGCGGTGCCGATTGCTCGTACTGGCGTGCAGATGTATGGTCCTGGAGAAACGCAGATTACTCCGGGCGGCGATGGGATGGTGTACATCGAACGCAAGGAGGAAGAAGTATTCAGGCCAGAAACCATCGCCAGCTTTAATGGTAAGCCTGTGTTGAACGACCATCCACAAGGTGGTGCGCCTGTAGATCCAGATACTTGGCAAAGTTTGGCCGTAGGAGTTGTACTGAATCCACGGCGAGGTACGGGCGTAGAGGATAATTTCTTAATCGCAGATCTTCTTATCACTCAGCGCGAAGCCATTGATGAAGTAATGGAAGGTAAGCGTCAGGTTAGTTGCGGCTACGGTGCTCAGTGGGTTGAAATCAGCGCAGGACACGGCGAGCAGCGCAACATCGTGGGCAACCATGTTGCTCTAGTGCAGCGTGCTCGTTGTGGAAGTCGTTGTAGTATCGGAGATCAAGCTAATGAAGGAGAACCACTGATGTGGGACAAACTTAAAAAAGCATACATGGCTTACTTCAAGGTAAATACGGATACAGCCTTGGACGCGGCCATGAGCACGAAGAAGGTTATCGCTGAATTCGGAGCTGACGGTGAAGTACATTTGCATGAAGCACCGGAAGAGCGGTCGAAGTTTACCGATGAAGCATTGGAAGAGAAGTTTGCGGCATACGATAGGCGTCATGCAGGGCATGATGCTGCGATCGAGGAAATTCGGCAGAAAGTGGGCGCAGCGCCGCATGCTTCGGACGCTGGCGGTGAAGAAGGTGAGAAAGAAATTGAAGGTGAATTGAAGGAAGAAGCGCCTCCGGGCACGGGCGACAAGGCAGGTATGGCAAAGGATAGTGCGTACCTCGAAGATAGTTTCGCGGCGACCGTTGCTGCTGCTGAAATCCTGGTACCCGGTATTCAGCTCATCATGTTTGACAAGGCACGTAACCCGAAAGATATGTTCAAGGATATGTGCGCGTTCCGTCGCCGTGCATTGATTCTGGCATCAAAGGACGAAAAGACTGCGCCGCTGATGCAGGAAGTTCGCCGTGGACGCGTTGTGGCTGATGGTGAAATTCAGAAAATGCCGTGCGGTGTTGTGCGCGACTTTTTCTTCTCAACCAGCGCCTTGAAAAAGCGCCTTAACAACGAAGCGTCGCGCAGCGCGGCAGCCTCGGTCTACACGTCTGTTAATAAAGGCAAGATGAAAACCATTGCCGATATCAACGAAGCCAATCGCAAAAAGTTTGGAGGCAACTAATGTACACACGTAAGTCCATTTCTCGCGAACAGTTTCAGAAGCTGGTTGAAGACGGGCAGATCTACCGTCAAGGCAACCAGTTCTTCTGCGATGCCGCGTTTACCTTTCGCATGGGCGCTGGTTTTCCTGGCGATATAACGCGTATCGAGCTGGCGACAGTTGAACCGTGCTTGATTGATGTCAATTCTCCGCCCACGGCTTACGGTCAACCCGTTGTCATGGATCCGACCACGCAAGGCGTTCGGCCTATCGCGGCTGGTGATAGCGCGCTGACTGCAATCTACGGTTTTACCGTTCGTCCTTTCCCAACACAGCAACAGAGCACTGCGAACTTCGGTGCCACTGTGCTCGGTGGAACACAAGTGCCGCCGACTAGCGGTGTTATCGATGTGCTGCGCAGCGGCTACATCCTTTCACAACTCAGCAATCCTACTGTCGTGCCTGTTAAGGGCGGCACCGTGGATGTATGGTTCGCGGCCAGCTCTGGCGCGCACGTGCAGGGCGGAGTAGAAGCTGCGCACACGGGCGGCAGCAGTTTCACGATTGTTGGCAGCACGACAACCGATTTTAACGGCGGTCCGGATGCGAACGGCGTCGTTGAAGTAGCGTTTAATATCTAAGGAGAGTGAAATGCAATCGATGAATCGTTCGGGTCGCGGATTCTTTATGGATCGTGCATTCGGCGGTGGAATGACGCATGACTCAGCGGGAAATGCGCTGGGCCAGCCTTTGCCGTTTCCATGCCCTGTGATGGATGCCGCTGGTAATCAGACATTTGTTGACACGACAGGTGCGTTTCTGGTCGGTGAACTGGAACGCCTGGATATGACTTTGCATGAACCGTTGGTGAGCGTCAGTTGGGGTCGAGACATTGACCTCCGCGAGGACGTTACCGTGGCCGATGAAGTGTCCAGCTTTACCATCAGTACTTACGGAAGTGCTGGCGGTTTGGGTACTGGTCAGGGCATCGGTACTGGCAAAGCGTGGGTCGGTAAGGAAAGCGATGCGATCGCTGGCGTCAGCGTTGATATCGCCAAGACTCCACATCCGTTGCGTCTATGGGCTTTGGAATTGAAATATACGATTCCCGAGCTTGAATCCGCTGCGAAGCTGGGTCGTCCGATTGATGAACAGAAATACAAAGCGCTTCAGCTCAAGCACCAGATGGATATCGACGAGCAGGTGTACATCGGAGATACCACGCTGGGTGATACCGGGCTTGTTAACCAGTCTGCCACGGGCGCGCCGACAACGGGCGTAACGCAACAGAACGTGGTTGCGGGCGTCAGTGGGCAAACGGTGTGGACTGGCAAAACGCCGGATGAAATCTTAACTGACATCAACACCGCACTGACTACGGTGTGGGCGAATAGCGCGTGGGCAGTAGTGCCACGCAATATCCTCATTCCTCCAGCTCAGTATGGTTACATCGCAACGCAGAAGATCGGCTTGGCTGCGCAGACCAGCATTCTCAAGTACATTCTTGAGAACAATTTGTTGGCGCGTACCGGGCAGGGTCAGCTGAACATCAATCCGTTGAAATGGTGTATCGGTTCTGGCGTCGGCGGAACACTGGGTACGGTTGGCAACGATCGCATGGTTGTGTACACGAAGGACAAAGATCGTGTTCGCTATCCCATGACTCTGTTGCAGCGCACTCAGCTTCAGTATATGTCGATCTGGCATAAGTGCACGTACTTCGGCCGTCTCGGCGTGTTGGAACTGGTGTACCCACAGACGATGGGCTATTTTGATCTAATTTAGAGCTCAGTCCAGCAGTACCGGGACTGGGCTTGATGAAGGTCAAGTCCCGGTTTAACTTTACTTTTTGAAAGGATGCGCAAAAATGGCTAGTTTTCCCTTAACGAAAGATCCAGTACAGAAAGTAGTTAAACCCGCGAAAGAGAAGATGGTACCGATGGAATTTCCCGGTCCTGCTGATGTGCGGCTGGCATTGTCAAGCAATCAAGTTCTTATCTTCAAGCCCGGTGTACAGCTTGTGCCGCAAAGTCTGGTTAATCACCCTTGGTTGAAGGCACACAAAGTGAAATTGATTGAAGGTCTGGAAGGCGAGCAGGCTAAAGCGACCGCGGAAGCACAGCAGGCGCAGGAAAACGCTGATGATAAGAAAAAGCAAGATGACCTAGACAAAGCAGCAAAGGCCGAAGCTGATAAGAAGCGCAGCGCGGCTGCTACCGCGCTGAATGCCATGACTAAGCCTGAGCTCGCTGTGTTTGCCAAACAGACTCATGGTTTGGAACTTAACCATGAGGAAATGAAGAAACCTGAAATGGTTGCGGCCATTCAAAATGCGATGGCGCCGAAGAAGGAGAGCGATGCCGTTACAGCAGGGCAATAACGAAGAAGCGATCAGCCATAACATAGAGACTGAGCAGAACGCAGGCAAGTCGCATGAGCAGGCTGTAGCTATTGCACTGCATACTGCTAAGGACGAAGCGGAAGTGATACTGCCCAGCAATATGACACTGAAGCAGATCAACGAGCGCAATCGTGAACTTTGGAACAAGGAGTGGAAGGCTCCAAGTCCTACTGAAAAGGAAGTTGTATGAGCACCAGCGGAACTCCAGTCACGGTGCCTGTAACGGTAACAGCGTTCAGGACAGATTTTCCAGAATTCGCCAATACGGCCGTTTTTCCGGACACGATGGTGGCTTACTGGCTTAATCTTGCTGCTTTGCTGCTGACTTCGCGCTGGGGTCAGCAGCTTGGCACAGGCATTGAGTTGTTCTGCGCGCATAACTGTGTGTTGGAAGCGTACAACACGCAGGGCGTCAACGCTGGTGGGCTGCCCGGTTTGACGAAAGGCGTGGTTAGCGCGGAGTCGGCAGGTTCAGTCAGCGTTAACTACGACACGGCCAGCGCGCTTGACCCAAAGGCAGAACACTGGAATATGACGAACTATGGTACTCGCTTCTGGTTTCTTGCGCGTATGATGGGCGCTGGGCCGATCCATTTGTCAGGTTGTGGTTCAGGTAGCAGCCCGTTCAGCGGTGGAGTACTTGGACCGGGAATCGGAGGTCAATTCTAACATGGCTGCTGAAATTCAGGTTAAACTGACAACGACCGCGGACAATGTGACAGTGTTTAAACGTGCCTTGGAGACTATCGTCCGCGATCACGTTGAGGTTGGTGTACCTGAAGAGAAAGCGCCGCGCAAGGCAGGTTCGAAAATCAGTAATGCTGCACTGGCGTACATTCACAATACGGGCAGCCCGTTGAGAAACATTCCAGCACGACCATTCATGGAGCCCGGCATACATGATGCAGAGGACAGCATTACTGCTCGCATGGAGGCAGTGGCAAAGGCAGCATTGAAGGGTGATGTTCAAGGCGTTGAGCGCGGGCTGAACGCTGTTGGGCTGCTGGTGCAGAACGCCATTCGTCGCCGCATCAACACAGGTATTCCACCACCTTTAAAGCCCGGGACGCTGGCAGCGCGCAAACGGCAGAACTTTGAAGGTGAAAAACCGTTGATTCGTACTGGGCAACTGCGAAATTCTATCGTCTATGTGATAAAGCGTATCACGAGGAGGATTAAGTAATGCCGATGCTAGATGTAAGTATCGCTCTTACCAGTCCGTATCTTGTAGATACGTTCAGCGTTCAGCGCAGACAAGAAACGGTTGGTACAAATGGGCGCAGTATAATCACACCTCTTGTGTTCAATGTGGTGTCTGGCGTTGTGTTTGCCAGCGGTGCCAGTAAACTTCGTCGCGGAAGCGATGACGACGAGCAAGATAAAACTATCACTATTATTACGCGGTTCGCGCTGCGTGGTACGAGCCTTGATGGTGCAGCGCAAAGCTACAAACCAGACATTGTGACGTGGCATGGCAACCAGTTTATTGTAGATGACATAAAAGACTTCACAGGTTACGGACCGGGATTTATTGAAGCTGAGTGCTGTCTGTACGATACTACGGCGCAGCCTTCCACGGAGCCACAAGCAATGATCGCACAAAGTAAATTGCAGCAATACCCGCTGACGCAGGTTTCGTCTACTCAGTTCACCGTACCTGTAACGACGGGTCAATTTTTCTTGTATCGCAACGGCATGTTGCTTGTTCAAAATGATGCGCATGGCTATACGGTTCAGGGCAACACGCTAACACTCGCTATTCCATTGGGAGCGGGAGATCTGCTGGCATTCTATGCTTAAAAAACTCTTACTGTGCTGTGCTGTGTGCGTGCCTGCGTTGGCACAGCAGATTGACCTTGGCAACCAAGTTAAGGGCCAACTTGTGCCGTCGTTTATTCAACCCGGCGTAGCTGGGCAGTGCTTACTGACTGTTGGTAGCACAACAACTTGGGGAACGTGCGCAACGGGTTCAAGTGGATATACAACAATTCAATCAGCAGGTGTAGCACTGGCACAGCGCAGCGCCGTTAACTTCTTCGGCGCATTGTCGTGTGTAGACAACGCAGGTGCTGCCCGTACTGATTGCCAGCTAGTAACGCCAATTACCGTCCCGCAGGGCGGTACAGGGCTTGCTACGCTTACGGCGCATCAGCTATATGTCGGTAATGGTACAGCGACGCCTAACCCGGTCGCACCCGGGACGGCTGGGCAGGTGCTGGAGTCAAACGGTGCAAGCGTAGATCCCAGCTTCCAAGACCCGATAGTTTCTGGCCCTGATGCTCCAGGTGTCGCTCCTACGCGCAACCCAGTACAGATAGGTGCAATCGGTGCTGACGGCAACGTACATCGCGTGCTGAGCGACAATAACGGCAACTTGAACGCACTGGTTACGAACTTCCCTGCAACGCAGGCGGTATCAGCAGCAGCGTTGCCGTTGCCCGCTGGTGCGTCTACCAGCACGAACCAGACGAACGGTACGCAGCAAACACAGATCGTACAGGGCGGTAATACCGCTATAGTTTCAGCAGCGGGTGCGCAGAAGGTTGATGGTTCGGCTGTAACGCAGCCTGTCTCTGCTGCATCGTTACCGCTGCCCGCTGGCGCTGCCACCAGCTCAAATCAGACCAATGGTACGCAGCAAACGCAGGTCACGGATGGTGCTGGGCATACGCAGCCAACGGGTGATGCATCAGCGCGCACTATACACACTACGGTTGATAATGCGAGCGTCACTGTAGTGCAGGGAACGGGCACGAATCTACATACCGTGGTAGATAACTTCCCTGCGACGCAACCTGTAAGTATTGCTACGAATGTTGGTGTTACGCAGCAGACAACACCGTGGCTCATTGCTAATGGTACACCGACAGCGCAGACAGCGAGCTGGACGTCGGCTACTGGGTTGAATACCGCGCTAACCCTCGGAGTTCTAAACTATGCTACAGCAGAACTCTCTGTTGACATCGGGGTGATTACTGGTGGTGCATTGACGTTTGAAGTGCAAGATTCAAACTCTTCCGGGCAGTGGCATACCATACAGGGAGTACAGGTTGGTTCTACTGTTGGTTCGCCGGGCATGGGAACCACTGGAGTTTCTTATACGCTGGCATCTACTGCGCATCCAGTATTTATTTTCAATACATCGGGTGTCAGCAGTATACGAGTACGCCTATCTTCTGTGATTACGGGTGGAGGTACCGTAACCGTCGCACTTCAAGGAGTGGCATCACCATCTGCACTTATTCACTTAGCAGCAGAAGGAGCTACAGGACAAAGCACCACAGGAATGCCTATATTATTGATGGGAGCTCAAAGTTCAGGTGGCACGCTCACTCCTCTGACCTTGGATTCTTCTAATAACTTGAACATGGCGTTGCCTGAAGGTGTAGATTCAGTCGTGGGGACTACTGGTGTCGCAAACTGGAGTAATGCTACCAGTGCTAATACTGCGTTGAGTGCTAACACCACTGCGATACCATTAGCGGGAGCTACAACTGTCGCGTTTAATATAGTACAGAGCGGTGCATTCACAGGAGGAGTAATTACATTTGAAGTGTTAGGTGTATCTGGAATTACCGCTTCCTACGTTCCTGTACAAGGCATCAACATCTCGACTGGAGCGGCGCAAGGTTCTACGTTTTCACTGACTGCAAATTCTGGTACAAACGTAATCATTTTTAGTTCGGTAGGTGCGATTAACGATATTCGTGCTAGACTCAGTACAGCTATTTCAGGAGCTGGAACAGTTGCGCTTCAGGGTACTGTTCAAGGTATGGGACAACCTCCAGGGCATGTGAATCTTGCTTTTCTGGGAGGCGTGCCTTTATCTGGCGCGAATGTGGTTGATGTTGGAAATTCCGCATTCAAGGTGAATTGTGTTACGGGCTGTTCATCTACACCCGGTTTCACTGACAATACAGCGTTCACGGCTGGTACCACAACAGAAGCGAATATAGGTGGTGTGTTTAACGATGGTCTTAGCGCTGTTACCAGCGGCAACGCAGCAGCGGCGCGCATCACTACGAACCGCGCTGTACACATGAATCTGCGTAACAATGCAGGTACTGAAATTGGCACTGCCAGCAATCCTGTTCAAGTATCGTTAGCAAATACTGCTGCGAACGCCACGGCTGTCAAGGTTGATGGCAGTGCTGTAACGCAGCCAGTTAGCGCAACGCAAGGTACGGCAGCGGCGACAACGGCTGGATGGCCCGTGGTTGGTGGTACTCTAACTGAGCAGACAGCAGCATGGACAAGCGCAACGGGCAGTAACACCACTTTACGTGAAACAATCACGGGTTATAATTCTATCGCTGTATTTTTCAACCAGACCACTACAATCACAGGTGGCGTAGCTACATTTGAAGCGTCTGACACTACTGCATTCACCAATGCATACCCGGTACAGTGCGTTGAGTCAAACGCGGGTATCGTGGCAACTACATATACGTTCGTTGCATCTACGAATCAACTTTGGGATTGCGATGTTACAGGGTACACGGCGTTTCAAGTTCGTTTGAGTACAGTGATTTCTGGTACTGGTACTGTAAATGTTGGTGTAACTGCTAACTCAATGCCATCAGCGTCTAACGTCACGGCAAATCAAGGAACTAGCCCGTGGATAAGTAACATCACTCAATTCGGTAGCACGAACGTATCTACAGGCACGGGCGCAAGCGGCGCAGGTATACCACGTGTAACTATTTCCAATGATTCATCGTTGGCAGCTAATCAATCTGTTAACGTGAGTCAGTTTGGTGGTACGAACGCAGCTACAGGTACAGGCGCAAGCGGTGCTGGAATTCCGCGTGTTACAGTTTCAAACGATAGCTCACTTACTGGTACGCTGGCGAATAACGGAGCCGCTGCTGCAACCAATCGTTTAGGTACGTTACCCGCAATCGCTCAAACTTCTTATAATAACGGAACAGCCTCTACGCAAGGAAGAGATGTTGCAGCCAACGCAGGTACGGACGGTCTCTTATGGGTAGCGAATCTACCAGCAATAAGACCTGCCAGTTTCGTTGCTTCAAAGAAATTCGCGGCGAGTTCTACTACAGATAACGCAGTGATGCCGGGTAATGCAACTAACACTGTGTTGCTTACGGCAATTAAAATCACCTGCACGCAAACCACGGCTGGCGTTATCAGTGTAGAAATCTTGAAGCGCTCCACTGCTGACACAGCGGGTACTTCAGCAGCTATGACCGCCGTGCCAGATGATTCAAACTATTCGGCTGCTGTAAGCGCACCATTGTCCTACACAGGAACTGGACCCACGGTTGGAACACCTGTAGGTGATGTTGACAATGGGCAGGTAGGTTGCCTAGCTCCAGGTACCGCAGGAGCTAACGACATCTACATATTGAACCGTCGTCAGAAGCCGATTGTATTGCGTGGCACAGCGCAGCAGGTTGCTGTGAACGTCGGTAATGCTGCGCTGACTGGCGGCAACTTAACTGTGACATTCGAATGGATGGAGATAACAACAATAACGCCATGAAAAAACTTGCACTCATATTATTTTTTCTACTGGCTTCCAGTTTCGCATCGGCAACGATCAGCGTAGCGCAGAACCCTACATGGTGCAGTTTCTCTTCTACCACGTCTGGAACCTGTGCTTATAGCTCGAACAATGCTGCTGGTTCTGTGTTGATTGCGGGTGTTGCTTGTTCTACATCAGGCGATACGCTGACTACACCGACAGATTCAATAGGAAATACGTGGCTTGTTGCTAATACTGCGACAAACAACACAGGCGATGGCTCAACTTGGGGAACGTTTTATGTGCAGAATTCTCGTAGCGGCGCTAATACCGTCACGTATGGTGTAAGTGTGGCGCATAGTTGTACGATAATGATAGGGGAGTGGGCGAATACTATTACTGGAACATGGACTCTTGACCAAAAACAGAGTAATCCTAATACAGGTTCATTTTCTACAGCGATGACTAGCAATGCTACAAGTGCACTTTCTCAAAGCGATGAACTTGCTGTTGGGTTTGGTGGAAGTTTTGGTACATCTACAGCGACCTTCACGGCTGGTGGTAGTTACGCCATACCTACAGGCGGACAGCACAATACAACTTCGTCTATGAGTGCTGCTGTGGAATGGCTTGAGACTGCTGCTACTACTGCGCAAACAGCAACGATGACGATTAGTGTCAGTCAAAATTGGACGATGTTTGTTGCTACGTTTATACCGCCGACAAGTGGTGGTGCTACTGTTATTCCAGTGAACAAACGGCAGAAACTGGAGTTGCTTGATCTATGAGTGATTCTACAGTTGTAGGGTATATAGCGCCGATAACGACGAACGGTGATTTGAACGATACCGTGCTTGCAGATTTTTTGCAGGCTGTTATCGTTGGTATCGTTGGACTACCTCCAACGCTGGTGCGACCACGTTGGCAGCCGGAACCGCCGAATAAGCCGTCGTTTGGAACGGACTGGGCAGCGCTGGGTGTGCAGAGCAGGAAGCCCGATGGCTTTGCTTACATAGCGCACCAACCGAACGCGCAGAATGCGCAAGGTCAAGATCGTGCGTATCGTCAGCAGATTTTGAGCATACTGTGCAGCTTCTACGGACCGCATGCTGAAGCAAATGGTGATCTACTTTCTATGGGTATGCAGATTGAACAGAATCTCGAAGCAATGAAGTCCGCGGGTTTCGGGTTCATTGAGGTAGATGATCCAATCGTAGTGCCGGAACTAGACCATGAGCGCTGGCTTTACCGCGTTGACACTGGGTTTAAATTACGCCGCGTACAGATTTATGATTACCCGGTTCGTAATCTGCTGGGCGCGCAAATGGCAACAAAGACCGATGGTGGCGCACCAGAACAAGACAGTACGATTACTCTAGATACAGTCATCCAAGCACCGTTGTTTGGATTTGATGTTGAAGCAGAATTTATAGCAGGATTTGACCAAGGTCATTTGAAATAAGGGAGGATGTAGATGCCGACAGCAACTTTACCTATCAGTAGGCTTATTTCTGTTAGCCTGACGCTGACGCCACAAGCTGCGCAGCAACAGAATCTAAGCCAGCTCTTGATTCTCGGTGACAGTGCTATCATCGATGTTGTCAGTCGTATGCGACTGTATACTTCGCTGACGCAAGTCGCCACAGATTTTGGCACGAATGCGCCGGAATACTTGGCGGCGACTCTATGGTTCGGTCAGAATCCACAACCGACCAGTTTGCTGATCGGCCGCTGGGCTCAGTCAGCTACACACGGCCAATTATTCGGTGCGCCGTTGACGCCGACGAACAGCTTGATTGCTACGTGGACAGCTATCGCGAATGGTGGCTTTCACATCAGCGTGGATGGTGGCGCGTCTACCAACGTAACTGGATTGAACTTCACGGGTGCTACCACGTTGAACGGTGTAGCAGCTATTATCAGCGCTGCGCTTACGGGCGCAACATGCGTCTATAATTCTGTGTTCAACCGCTTTGAAATTACGAGCAACACGACAGGCGCTACCAGCAGCATCAGCTTCTTAACTGCTCCCACGGCAGGTACGGACATTAGTGGTTTGATGGGTGATGTTGCAGGTGGTGGAGGCTACCAAGCGAACGGCATCGTTGCTGAGACGGCGCTGGCCGCTGCTACGTTCTTCGACCAGACGTTTGGTCAGCAGTGGTACGCGCTGCAATTTGCCAGCACGCACACGGTCAATGCAGATCATCAAGCTGTATCAGCGTTTATCGAGGGAACGGCGACGTATCATTTCTACGGTGTTACAACGCAAGACCCGAATGCGTTGCTTGCCAGCAGCACCACTGATATCGCGTATTTGCTTAGCCAGACTAAACCGAATCGTACGGCGGTACAGTACAGTAGCACGTCCAACTACGCGATAGCGTCTGCGCTGGCGCGTATTTTGACTACGAACTACGCAGGTGCGAACACTGTCATTACTCTGATGTATAAACAAGAGCCCGGTGTTGCGCCTGAAGTGCTGAATTCGACGCAGATTGCAGCGCTTGAAGCGAAGAACTGTAATGTCTACGTCACTTACAATAACAACACGTCAATTTTTGAACCCGGTGTGTGCAGCAGCGGGTTATTCATTGATACTGAAATCGGAACAGCAGCGTGGGTCGTTACCATGCAGACGGCGCTGTATAACGTGCTGTTTACTACGTCGACCAAGGTGCCGCAGACTAACACGGGCATGCATTTGCTTGCTACGGCCATTGAACAAACCAGCAGCCAGTTCGTAGTGAATGGTTTGCTCGCTCCGGGAACGTGGACTAGCGCGGGCGTTGGAGTAATCAATCAGGGCGATCCTTTGCCGAAAGGTTACTACGTATTTGTTCCGCCTATTGAGCAACAGTCTGCGTCGCAGCGCGCTGCTCGTTTGAGCGTTAACTTTCAAGTGCTTGGAAAATTGGCGGGCGCTGTGCACGATGTACAAATCGGCGTTACCGTCAACAGCTAAAGGAGAATCTAAATGCCTCAGCCGCAACTTGTCTACAGTTTTAAGGATGTGCACGCCACAATCGCAGGACCGGGCGGCACCGTTCCTCTTGGTAACAACGCAGGTATCGAAGAGGGTGGTATCACTGTTGAACCGCAGGAAGAAATCGGCAGCCTAAAGATTGGCGCTGATGGCAGTCCTGCGCATAGTCTCAAGGCGACCAAAGCTGCTAAGATAACTGTTCGCGTACTGAAAACCAGCCCGACGAACGCATTGCTACAGGCTATGTTCAACTTTCAACGCACCAGTTCATTGAACTGGGGCCAGAACACCTTAGTTATTTCCAACATCGCCACGGGCGATGTATACACGAATCAGTTCGTAGCGTTTTTACGCCAACCACCGAATACCTATGCCAAGGAAGCAGGTGCGATTGACTGGGAATTTCTAGTCGGTCAGCTTGATGTCAATCTTGGTGCGCAGCTAACATAAGGAGAAATTGTGTGATTGAAATCGCAGGACACCAATACACCGTTGGTAAACTTGACGCGCGCCGACAGTTCCATGTAGTACGTCGGCTCGCGCCAATTCTTGCAGGTCTGGGCGAAGCTACTGTAAAGGCTTTGCAGAACGGTAAAAAACCGTCGTTTGAAGTAATCGCGCAACCCATCGCAGATAAACTGGCGAAGATGAGCAATGAAGATGTTGATTATGTGCTGACATCGTGCTTGTCTGTATGCAGTCGCTTAGTTAACGGAGAACCTGCCTTAGTGCAGGCACCAAAGACAGACTTGCTTATGTTCCCGGATATAACTATGGAGGTAATGCTGAAATTGATGATTGCTGTTATTGAGGAAAACATGGGCGATTTTTTTACTTTAGCGCAACCCGAGTTGAAAACCGACTAGACACGTTAGGTGTTGCGCTGCTTAGTATGACTACCGGAGAGGACTGGTTGTTGCGACCTGTGCTGGCAGGCATGTGCAGGTTTGAATCTCTGGTAGATGGAACATTGTCGTTAGAAAATATTGCCTGTATGAACGATGCGTTGAACGTGCAACAAGAAAATCAATCGCGGGTTAACCGCACGCTTGTGAAAAGGTGATGCTCGATGTCTGAAGAGAATATCTTAAAATCGTACTTGATGTCTATCGGGTTTAAGATAGACGAAGTAGGCTATAAGAAATTCAAAAATTTGGAGGAGGAATCTGACAAGCACATCAAGGAGTTGGGTGAGCGACTTGAGAAGTTTGCCACCATTGCAGCAAGCAGCGCGGGCGTGCTTACAGCGAGCGTGTTGCGCATCAGTGATCGTCTTACACAACTTTATTACAGCAGCCAGCTTGCAGGCACCAGCGCTCGCAACCTTCAAGCCTTTAAAAGCGCCGCGGAGCAGGTGGGTGTCAGCGCTGAAGTAGCGCAGCAATCTGTTCAAGCGTTGTCAATGGCGTTGTACCAGAACCCGCAACTGGGCGCGCTGTTGCGTGGGTTTAACATCAACCCTGATCAAGATAAAGTTCAGGTATTGATGGAGCTACTTGATAAACTGTCTGCGATGCCTGCATGGCAAGCTACACAGATCGCGAATATGTTTGGACTTGACCCACAGACTTTTCGCATGCTTGAGATGCACCGCGATGAGCTACACAAGTTTGTTGCGCAGTACCAGGAATTGAATAAGGAGACTGATAAGCAAAGCGAAGCAAGCAGACGTTTCAATCAACATCTAAAAGATTTAGAGAATCGCTTTAACAAGTTGTGGGAAACAATTTCAACACGTCTATTACCTATCGGTGAGGAGGTTATCACTTGGCTTGATGATGTGATTGATGGATTACAAGCTGCTGATAAAGCTACTGATGGTTGGTCTAGCAAAATACTCGGTGTTGTCAGTGCATTAGGTAGTGTAGTTGGAGGCATGGCATTTTTCAAAAGTGTGCTTGGCATGCTGGGTATAGGTGGTGCGGCAGAAGCTACAGCAGGAGCGGGCGCTGCGGCAGCGATAGGTTCAGCAGCCACAGCAACGTCAATCTTAGCTGCTATACCTGCTGAAATAGCGTCTGGTTATTATTTGAAGAAGGCCTACGACTACTACAACGCCACGGGCGCTGATCGTGAAAATATTCATAAACGGCGTTTACAGTTATTGAAGGAACAGGGTCGGCTTGCACCTGAGGATTTACCTGAGTATAACCGCTTATTCGGTGGTGGTGGTGGCGGTAGTGGTGTAGTGCAGGACACGATCGATAAGTTCGCTGCTAAGTACGGAGTTAGTACCGCTTTGATGCATGCACTGGCGCACGAAGAGCACGGTGTAGACAAGCAAGGTAGATCGCGGATAAGCCCGAAAGGTGCCATCGGTATGTTTCAACTGATGCCGAAAACCGCGGAGATGCTGAAAGTCGACCCGTTTAATATGGAGGCGAACATTGAAGGCGGCATTCACTACTTCGCTGACCTGTTGAAACATTTTGGCGGTAATGAAATCTTAGCACTGGCCGCATACAACGCAGGTGAAGGCAAAGTTGACCAGTACGGTGGGATTCCACCGTTTAAAGAAACGCAGAATTACGTCTCAGACATTTTGAAGTATCGTCTTGCGCATCCCTATGGTGTGGAAGGTGCTGGGCCGAAAGTTGTTATCAGCCAAGAAACGAAGATTGACATAAACGGCGTGGATGATCCTATGCAGGCAGGTAGGCAGGTAGCGGCTGAGCAGGAGCGTGTTAACGGTGATCTCGTGCGCAATGCCAGCGGAGTTGTGAAATGAGCAGTCCTATTCTAGTTCGCCCCGTTCGCAATGTCAATGGTATTTTTGCAGATGCCGTGGTGGAGGAACTGCACAGTGATGAATCAGAGATTACAGAACATCCGGTTGAAGTAGGTTCTGTCATAGCTGATCACATGTATAAATTGCCATCAGAATTGGCGTTGACGTATGTGTGGTCAATGGGTAGTGTGCAGAACACGAGCAGAGACAATTCATTTCTAAAAAGTATCTACCAGCAATTCCTGACACTGAAGGACAGCGCTACGTTGATGCAGGTGATTACAGGTAAGCGAGTTTATAAAAATATGGTTGTGCGCAGCTTGGCAGTGCGTACCGACAAAGAAACCGAAAACCTGTTGGAACTGCGCATCGGTCTTCGAGAAATTATTCTGGCTACTACGCAGACTGTGCCTCTAACACCAGCGGCGCAGCAAGCGCTCGCGCAGATAACAGCACCGCCAGTAAGCCAAGGTCAGCAAAACTTGCAGGTAGGAACCAACTTCAATAATAGTGCGGTGCCTAAATGACAGTTAACCTGATTCCTTTAAAGCAAGGCACGGCGCAGAAACTTGGTATCACGCTGAATGGTGTGCAATATCAGTTAGTGGTGCGCTGGAATGATACTGCGCAGGCGTGGCACGCTGATCTACTTGATGTAAACGGCAATCCTATTTTGATGAATCTACCACTGGTTACAGGCGCTGACTTACTGGGCCAGTATGCGTATCTGGGTATCGGCGGTAAGTTGATAGTGCAGACAACGAACAGCGTGTGGGCTGTACCTACATTTGCAAATCTTGGAGATACGGGAAATTTGTACTTTGTGACTACACCATGAGTGCAACGACTACAACACCGAATCAATTTTTACGCAGCTTTAAACTGCTGGTGGCGAATTCGCCAGTAGAAGGTTTTTCTAGCAGTGTAGGTACGCAGATTGATGAATCGCTGCGCTGCACTTTTGAAATTTTCGCCAACGATGTAGAGACACCGAACCATGCCGTCATTACGATTTATAACTTGTTTGAAGATACACAGAATAAGATTATCAACGAGTATGATACTGTTATCTTGCAGGCGGGTTATCGCAACGGCAACTTCGGCGTGATTTTCAAAGGTACAATCAAGCAATTCAAGCGCGGTCGTGAACGTAATGTGGACAACTACTTACGAATTCTGGCTGCTGATGGAGATTTGGCGTACAACTTTGGTGTCATCAACCAGACTTTCAATGCAGGCAGTAGCCCGCAACAACAACTCGCAGCAGCAGCAGCATCGGCGAACATACCTGTTGACCAGAATGCAAACAACTTTTTAGTTGGTGGCGTAATACTGAGTCCGCGTAGCAAGGCTGCATTCGGGCTCATGCGCAACTACATGCGCGATTTGGCAGATACGTACAATTGTCGGTGGTCAATACAGAACGGCGTGCTCACGCTTATACCGATGAATGGGTATCTACCGGGCGCAGCCGTGCAGATTAATAGCGGCACAGGCATGATCGGCGTGCCGGAAGCTACGGATGACGGTATTCACGTAACCACGCTACTCAACCCACTGATAAAGGTTGGTTATCTGGTTCAAATTAATAATGCTGATATCGCACAGTCAACGCCTGAACGTTTTGGTTTGAGTTTCACCCGACCACCTGTACCATTAGCGACGACTACCAATGATGGGTTTTATCGCGTGCTGGTGGTTGAACACCACGGCGATACACGCGGTCAAGATTGGTATACCGAACTTACTTGCATCAGTTTAACCGCACCGGGCGGTATCGTATTGCCCGCAGGATAAATCATGGACCAGAGAGAACGTATAGGCGACAGAGAAGAAGGTCTTCGCAGTCAAATCGAAGACTTTCTAATCAACACGTGGACGGCCATACCGGGCATCGTGCAGAGCTACAACGCTGCGCAGAACACGGTTTCGGTACAGCCTGCAATCAAGGCGCGCATAAAGCAGGTGAACGGTTCATTCCAATGGGTGAATTTACCGTTGCTGCAAGACGTGCCCGTCGTATTTCCAGGTGGTGGCAATTTTATTGCTACATTTCCCATTAAACAGGGAGATGAGTGCATCGTCGTGTTTAGTTGTCGCAGTATCGACGGCTGGTGGCAACAAGGTGGAGTTCAACTACAAACTACAATACGACAGCATGACTTGAGTGATGGCTTTGCATTTGTTGGCCCGCGCAGTTTACCTGCAATGGCAGCGATACCGAATATCAGCACTACCACGGCGCAGCTTCGCACGCTTGATGGCACCAGCTTTATAGAATTAGCGCCGGGTGGAGTTATTAACATCAAGGCTGCTGGTGGTGTGAATGTTACTGGACCATTGACGGCGACAGGTGAGATAACTGCCAAGCAAGGCGCAGGCAACCATACTGTAAGCGCGCACATACACGGCGGAGTAACCACGGGCGCTGGGAGCACAGGAACTCCAACAGGATGAGATATCGCAAATTAGATGCGAACGGCGATTATACGTTTGGACATGGCAGCGCTGACTTTCTTGTCAATAGCAGCGCAGCCGTTGCGCAGGCGGTGCAGACTACATTGCTGTTAGCACAGGGCGAATGGTTTTTAGATGTCACTGTCGGCGTGCCTTACAACTCGCAGATTCTTGGCTATAACACGCAGTCGCTTTATGACAGCGTTATAAAACAAGTAATCAGCAATGTGCAGGGCTTTGTTTCATTTAGCAGTTACAGCAGCACGCTGAATCCGCGAACTCGTGTTCTTACAGTATCTGCTGTTATCAATACGCAATTCGGCATCGCGCAAGTAACTGGCACTGTTGCTGGTGTGGCGCAAGGCGGATACGGTGTCGGTGGTTATGGCGTGGGAGGATATGGATTATGAGTACATTTCCGCTACCAGTAAAATCAGCGCAGGGGATGTCGTCACCATCGTACAACGATATTCTAAATTACCTGACTACGCAGTTCCAATCCATTTATGGGTCGGACGCCGTACTTACACCTGACAGTCAAGATGGACAGTGGTTGGCCGTGCAGGCGCTGGTATATTTTGATCTGATCCAAGTAATGGTGGCAGAATTCAATAGTCGCAGTCCTGTATTCGCGCAAGGCGCAGGGCTTGATTCAGTAGTCAAGATTAACGGTCTGCAACGATTGATTCCCAGTAATAGCACCGCTGTCGTCACTATCGTGGGTGTTGCTGGCACACAGATCACAAATGGTGTTGTGCAAGATACGTCGGGTAACTTGTGGAACTTGCCCGGTCTAGTTGTAATACCGAATACGGGCAGCATCAATGTCACAGTGACGTCACAAGTTGTCGGCGCCATTTCTGCCAGTACGAATACGATTACCACTATTTTCACGCCGACGCTAGGTTGGCAAAGTGTAACCAACCCAGCAGCAGCCGTTCCGGGCGCACCTGTTGAAACAGATGCACAGCTTCGCCAACGCCAAAGTATATCCACCGGGCAGCCTGCGCAGACGCCTATACAAGCCATAATCGCTGCCGTGGCTAACCTGCCAACGGTAACGCGCATACAGGGCTATGAGAATAGCACGAACGCGACAGACAGTAACAACATACCGTCGCACAGTATTTGTATCGTGGTGCAGGGCGGTATCGCTGCATCTATTGCGCAGGCGATTGAGGCAAAGAAAAGTCCGGGAACTGGTACATTCGGCAGTACAACAGTCGTTGTAAATGATCCAGGTGGATTGCCTGTACCAATCAAATTCAGTGCGCTCGCCTTCACGCCGATTTTCGTTAGCGTGACTATTCACCCGTTGAATAACTTTTCCGCGGCGACGGCGCAGACAGTCGCAACGAATCTTTTGAATTTCTTGAACAATTTACCTATTGGACAGGCCGTTCTCTATGATTGGTTAGTTGCCGTTGTAGCAATGATTGATCAACCCGCTGGAGTAACGTTCAGCATCACTACATTGACATCTGGTCTTGCAGCTACTCCAGTAGGAACGGCAGATATCCCAATAGCGTTTGATCACGCAGCATCATCCATAGCGGCAAACATCATAGTGACGGTGGCATAATGACAGTCGGAATCAATCGCTATACTAATTTGATTACTTCGGAGCATAACAAGCGACCGAAGTTCATGGCGATGATCAGCGCTTGCGCGCAGCCTGCCGTAGACCTTCAAAATCTGGTATTGTCGTTTGACAGTGCGTATGATCTTGATAGTGCTGTCGGTAATCAACTTGATGTTATCGGTCAATGGGTTGGTGTTTCTCGCAACATTACGACATCGATTGCGGGCGTGTATTTTTCACTAGATACCGCTGGTCTTGGTTTTAATCAAGGCGTATGGCTTGGCCCAGGACAATCGGCTACAGGTCTCACAGTGCTTCCAGATGATAAGTATCGCTTATTGCTTAAAGCTCGCATTGCTGTTAACCAGTGGGACGGTACGGTGCCGGGTATTTATGCAATCTGGGCTATTGCGTTTCTACTTCAGCAGTTCCATATTCTGATTCAAGATAATCAGGATATGTCTATGACAATTATTTTATTAACGTCTGGCGCTATCGACGCAGTTAGTCTGGCGCTGGTGCTGGGTGGATACATTGTGCCGCGTCCGGCGGGTGTGCGCATCACAGGTTATACGCAGCGCACAGCACCTATTTTCGGGTTAGATAGCAACACATCAACAGTTTCGGGTTTTGACACGGGCAAGTGGCTCTAGGAGGATGAATGCTTCTCTTTGGTTTAGAACGAATTTTTCGGTTGCTGACGCTAGGGTTATTCGTTGCGTCAGACTACCTGCCTGTTGCGACAGGTGGTGGTGCGAACGTAGATAGTCAAGTTAACTTTGCGAGCAGCACTTACCAGCCTAACGGCTTTACAGCGGGTGTAGCGCAAAGCATACAGATGAACAAGGTGTGGCGTCAGTCCAGTATGGTGGCTGCTGCTGTAACCAACTTCATCGTTAACATGTTGGGCATTAATATCGCAGATGATGGCAACCTCGCCGGGTTGATTACTAACCTGACCAATGCCATTCGCCGCGCTGCGAATACTCTGGTGGTAGTTGTGTTTAGCAGCACACCGACGTTTGATTTAAATCTAGGCAATGTGTTTGAAATTACTTTGACAGGCAACGTAACTAGCAGCACGCTCGCTAATCTGGTGTTCGGCGCGCCGCTTACGTTGGAGATTACATTTATCATTCACCAAGACGGAGCGGGTGGACATACGTTTGTCGCACCTGCCGCCGTTCCACTGGGAGCCATCAGCCCGTTGGCGAATAAAACTACGATGCAGAGTTTCAAGGTGGGCAACGCGGGCGCACTGTACCCAACTGGCGGTCCGACCGTTATATAGGAGGAATCATGAAAGCTATAAAGATTGCAAGCTGTGTCGTGCTTTTGTTTATCGCCACAGCATTCGCCGCTTTTACAACCATAACAAGTATCGCTCTCGTTAACTCAACGATTGATAGTACACCAATCGGAGCGACCACGCCGAGCACGGGCGCGTTCACATCACTTATAGTCAATACCAGTATTCCAACTACCAGTTCCGCGGTCAAAATTTTTCAAAGTTCAGGTACTAGCTGCACCACGTCTGGAACTGCTGGCAACGTATGCACCAGCAGCTCCATCAGCATTCCTGGTCCTGCCTTTGCGGATACTGGTTATTTCGGCGGATGTGAAACCGAAGGAGCCAATACAGGCAGTCCGGTTATACAGGGATTAGCATCAAAAACTACCAACACCATTCAAGTCGGTGTTCTTCAGGGCGGTTCTGTTGCGTCTAGCTACGGCACTATTGATTGTTGGTTGTTTCATCCATGAAATTGCTTATTCTATTATCGTTGTTAGTACTTACCGCTTGCGCAGGTGTGCATGCGTCTGCGCCGCTTACGGTGGATTGCGCGCCTACCATTGCACAACTCGGCGATGATGGGCGTTCACCGTCCGCTAAATTGCAATATGGCCCGTGTACCGTGCACGGCGCAGACAATGGGCCAGCGCGATCTGAAGATTCATATACGCTGCGCACGGCAATGAGTGTGTGCAGCGCGCAAAGCTGGCTTGGAACTCCTACGGGTAGTCGTGAAGAAGTTGGCTTGGAATGGCTGGCGTTTGCTCCTGATGGTAGCTATTTGTTCTCCGTGCCTAACCAGTATGATAAACATCAGGATGTAGTCGGCAGCCATTGGTCAAATGTTACAGACTTGCGAAATCACGGTGCATGCGCGCATCTTCCACCGGGTACGCGCCTTGTAATTCAACAAGCACTGGGAGTCGCAGACGCTGGCAAGGATTGTCCGAATACGTGTGGTAGTCACACGATTCTGTATTTAACAGGAGCAGAGTGATGAAAAGGATGATGTGTAATATATTACTCATTTTAATTGTGTCATGTGGTTTATATTGCACAGCGCAGATTACAACACCGAATATCGGTTTGATATTGCCACCACACGGCGCGACGAACTGGGACACGCAAGCGAACGGAAATTTCTCCACTCTTGACACAGTTATCGGTATTTTGCAGACACCGTTCCAAGGCGCGTGGAACTCTGCTGTCATATACTCTAAGGGACAACAAGTTCTATTCGGCGGTAATCTGTACTATTCGCTTGCGAACTTCAACATAAACAATACACCGAATGCTTCGCCGCTTCAATGGGTACAGGTAACGGGCGGCACCACGGGCAGTATCTTGTGTATGGGCAACGGTGTTGTCTGTGATACAGGCATCTCACGTGACTCTATTCTCGGTGCCGGGTTCTTCGACTTTGGTAATGGAACGCAGAACGACGTTTCTGGAACCATACGTGCGGCAAGTCTACAAGGAGTATTTCAGCCATTTAATTCCACGACGGCAGTTTTTAATACTACTGGCCCTATCATTTCTTCTAGTTGTGGAGGCAGTGTTTACCCTCTTATAGAATGTGGTAATCTACTGTATTTTTCAAGACAGTCTGGCGCTACTCGTGACCATGTTTTCTTTATTGGAAATCCGGCGGTGCCAGTTTTCAAGATGGACCGCACCAATAAGTTCGTCGGCATCAGCAGCACTGTCATGGGCTTTACACCTTCAAATGATCTTAGCGTAGCGCCGGATACGGCTGTGTCACGTCTCGGTGTTGGCATTATGGGAACGGGTAACGGTACGCAGGGCGATGTATCGGGTACGCACAAGGCAGCAATCTTTGACGCGGGAACGGGCTGGCGTGTCGCAGGCGCTGCACCATCAGCGCACTATCTTCGCGGCAATGGTACCAACTATGTAGACGGTACGGTTCAAGTAACTGATATTCCACCGGGTACGAACAGTCAGTGCTTAATAACTTCTGGTGGTGTGGCTGCGTGGGGAGGTTGCAACGGGCAGCTTGTCGTTCAATTGACAGGTACTCCCAGCATTGTTTCAACTGCTGTGAATGCCAACACTACCAGTACACAGGTGATGCAGTCTGCTTGTACGTCTGCGCCTTGTTACGCGGCAGGCGCGTTAAATTCTTTGAATAAGACAATCGATTTTGAATTTAGTGGAGGAATGTCTTTTGTCAACACAAGCGAATCGGTTGCGTTGATAGTAGGTTTGACAACTGCTGAAGTCACATCTGGTACTGGAGTAGCCGTCGCTCTTCCATTCACTCCTACAAATACCGGGTCCGCAGCATTTGATATACATTTTACCTGCGTAGTGACTACCGCTGGTGCAGGAGGTAGCATGACCTGCGCTACCGTTACTTCGCTGCGAGATGCTTCCGGAGTTGTATTTTCCAGGTTTGGAACGAATGTCCTTTCAACCGATTTAACGGCGGCAGTCACGCCATCGTATGGAGTGCAATTCGGTACAGCATCCACCGCAAATATCGGTGCGCCTGTTTTCGGTATTCTACATATACATAACTAAGGAGAGAATCATGCACTACAAAGATGGTAAGGAAGCAAAAGTCAACGATTTGATTATCTGCGTATCTAATCATGGCACGCAGTTTGAAAACCATTTTGTCGGCATTCTGGTTACGGCCAGCAGTGCATCGCCAAGCTGTAACGGCAGTGTACTACCGCTGGCACAGCGGCAGAAGAGCGATCTAGGGTTTGGCCCGTGGTTGCCGTTGACGCCAGCATCGTCCAACTGGAGTGTGACGATCAAGGAATGTTATAAAATCGACGAACTTCCACAAACGTAGCATAACTAAGAGAACAACCTGTTAGGAGACGGATGCAATGAGTGAAATAAACGAACTACCTGATGACGCGCCAAAGCCCTTGAGAACTATATCCGCCTATGTTGGATTGGCGGCAATGGCGATCACCGCCTTGCTATGGTTGTTTTCTGTAAGTTCTAAGGCTGATTACGCAAAAACCAAAGTAGACGAGCATGACAAGGTTCTTGAAAACAAAGCTGATAAAAATGACGTTCGTGACGGCTTTGACAAACTCAATAAAAAACTTGACGATCTCACCGATTATCTTCTTAACAATAAACGACGCTAGGAGGAAATAGATGTCATTCTTCAAATCAGGGCTCTGGGCCAAAATCGCAGGCTGGACAGGCGCAGCGCTGACCGCGCTAGGCGGTATCGGCGCACTGGGAAAGACATGGTCACCTATCGCTATGATCGTAGGTGGTGCACTAACCGGACACGGAGTACACGTAGCAAGCAACAACGGAAAGGTTGTACAATAACACCATGCAAAAACTTCTATCAATCACAATTATCTACGCGATGCTGTTCGTCAGTACTGTTTACAATACAGGCTGCACTTCAGCACAGATACAAACCGACATTGCCAACCTTGAAAGCCGAATTCCGCAGGTGGCGGAACTGGCAACGGCTGTTCTTGAAATCACTGACCCTGCTCTGGCTCCGCTTGTCGCGCCAGCAGCAGCCGTCCTAAAGCAGAATGCTGAGCAACTGCAAAGTCTGTTGAAGCAGTGTTCCGCGGCAGGCTGTAATCTCAGCACTCTAGCAGGCATTGACGCCATTGTACAGACTGCTGTCAACAACATCAACAACATTGTAGCCAGCGTCGGCGTCAAAAGCCCTGAGTACACCAGTAAAATTCTGGGATGGGCCAGCATCGTTGGTCTGTTCTTCAATGACGTTGCCGCGTTCGCAGCTAATCACGCAACTACGGCAATGCTTGACCACCTGCCCAGCGTGTTCGGCTGGCATATTGCAGGCGTTAACCTGATGGCCGTGGATGGCAGTAAACTTCCACCGCCTATGGTGGGCAAGGTGAAGAAGTCCGGTGCTACGGCGCGCAGCGTCGCTAAGCAGTGGAACGGCTTTATTGGCAAGACCAATCCCAAGGCGCAGATCAGCGTGCCGAAAATGCACCTGCTCGGCGTGCCTGTACCCTTTACAGGCAAGAAGTAGCCAGCCCGGTTAAACAGATAAACAAAAGCCCGCCTATTGGTTTAGGCGGGCTTTTTACTACCTTGTACAGATCGCTGGGGTCGCGCCTATCGAAGCGCTAGACGAACGGTGCCGTACTCCTAGCCAGCGGAGGTATTTGCCCTGTTTTTGGTGCAATTAAGGTTTCCTTCCAAAGCACGTCCAGCGCGGCCACTAACTCATTGCAGCGTTGGTGCAGTGAGTCATAGGAGGACACGTTGCGCACTAGTTCTGCAACATAGCTATGAAACCGCTCGTACGGTGCTTCGGCGTAGCGATTGCCCAGCCGTCGTTCGTGAATACAGCTCAGCATTCCTTCCATACAGTCCGCAAGTTTTAGTACAAACTTTTGTCCGAGGGTAAGTGTAAATAACATATTATTTTCTGCGAGCGTTTTGTTTTCATTTTTATCTAGCAGATCACCGATTTCAAGAGCTCGCTTCGCGGGCGCGCTGACGTCACTCCACACCTGCTCAGCCATATCGTGAGATAGCGCGGCCATAAGCAGATCAACCGAGCAGCTTCCCTTCGTTAAAAGATAACAGAACCATGCAACGCCGAATTGGTGCTGGGCCAGCGTTACACCATGCAACATCGGTACAGTGTGGAAGCGCTGCACGCTTCGGCCATAGAGAAGGAATATCATTTCCTGTCTAGGGTCAGTTGATTTTTTTCCCATGCGTTCTAACATGGTCTCAAGCATTTGCCGCCCGCTCCTTTTTCTGATTACGACGGTTGATCCATTCTTTGCACGCAATGTGCCAATCATTGTTCGCTGGCATGCGCAGTATGTGTTCCATCCCAGTACCCGCTTTCTCCTTTCGTAGTATGTAAGCTGCGTACATAGGACCAGCAATGGTTTCAAGGAAGAAGTTATGTGTTTCACGACCGCGTGTTTCAATAAAGCGGTTCACATGCCACTGTGTCCAATTTTCTTGATGACCCATTTGAACCCATTGAAGAGGTTGAAAATCTGCGCATTGCAGCCGGAACAACGGCGAGTCCGAATAATAATTGTAGTGCAGAGCGTCATTCGCGTATTCGCGCAGCCGTTCCTCCGGTACGACGCTGGTGTACAGATGAAAATTGTTGCTGACTTGGTAGTACAAACCCATCGGCACGCCGATGCGGTCGGCAACGTATTCTTGCAGTATGCTGAAGTGCACGGCGTTTGCGCCATACGCTCCCCACCAGATGTCGTTGCTGCGACAGCATACAGTCATGTTCAGTTTGCCGCCGCGACAATCAAAGTAAGCGTGTGTATTGCAGGGTACGTCCTTGCCGTCTGCGAACGCAATTTTTAAATCACTCTTTCTGCGTGGCACGTAACCATCCGGGTCATCGCATTCTGTACCATCCCACATTGCCAGTACGCATCTACGACTGCTTGGGTTACGTTGCAGTTCAGTAACTATTTCTGTAAGCTGGTCGTATCCAAACCATTCACGCCAGCGATGCCCGTATGCGCCGTGCACCACAACACCGTCATCACTGTAGCTGCCGAAGTTGCTGTTGAAGTACCGCGGAAATTCAAGGTCGTTGCGCCCAGCCAACATCCACAACGCTTCCATCAAATGGAAGAACGGGTTGGCATCTCGTAGCGGGCTGAACAGCACGCGCTGCCACGGTTTATGGTAGACAGTGGTCACTGGTCCGGGAGCGACCAACACTGGTCCGTTGCGACTGGGTTCTTTGATGCCGTGGTCTGCAAGATAAATCAAGCCGTGGTGCAAGGCTGTGTTGACGTTATCGCATTCTATGACGTGCATTTCGTAACTTCCTCTATTGACTGTACTAAATTCAATAATCCGTAGTAGAAAAAAGCGCGCTCCTTTGCGTTTGGTCCGCTGAAAATAGTAACTTCTATAGCGCCATCTTCAAGTATTGTTTCAACACGCCAAGCATTTTCAGAAAATTTGTCTTGCTCTACGCTACGTTTCTTCAATTTGCGCCTCCATTATATTTTTGTTTCGGTCTTCCCTGACCCAATCGTACACGCTCGTACTTATCCCACTCGCATAGGCAGTTCTGCAAGTCTTGCGCGTGCACGGGTGATAAAATTCGCTGATTACGGTTGACGGTTAAGGTATTTTGAATCAAGCTGTTGATCTGCTTTTGTAACTCTTGTAGTTGCGCCAGCCACGTTGCTTCATTCCAACCATCTTGCACATCATGGTGGCAAATACGATTAAGCCCGCGTCGACTGCCCGGTCCGCTGGCTGCCCACGTCCCCCAGTCAACTGCGCTTTTCAGTGGTTCAACGTACTTGAGGTCAGCTATCACCTGCGCAGCTAGGAAGCTGCCCAGTCCGTTAAAGTGCGTCAAGGTTGTGTGTACCTGCGCCAGCGTTGGCGGTGG